AATCTAGATGGACAGAAAAATTTTTTTTCGAGTACTTTCTCGAATTCCTTTTCTACTTGTGACTCCATTAATTCTATTAGTGATGGTGACAATTTTTCCTCATAACAACTTTAATAAAGAATAACATAAACAATCCTTATTGTCAAGACAACTTATCATTTAAGAATTTTTTAATATACTTAACAAGAAGTCTAATGTATTTTTCTTTATCTCTTTCTTCATATACTTCCACATCACCATTTTCACATGCCATAATAATTACGAATTTCTTGACAGATAATCCAGTCATTTCGTGAAGCATACAAGCATATGCACAACATTGTACGAAATAACCTTCAATCCATTCTCTTGGTTTTGGTTTTGCTGAAGTCTTAAAATCAATGATAGAAAGTTCTCCATCAAATTCTGCGATGCAATCTACTGTGCCCGCAATACCCAAAAATTCACTATAAAGAGAACCTTCTAGAGCATGAATATTATTTATACGATTCAGAGCAGGTTTAGCAATATAGAATAATTGTTGTGACAAAGGTTGAACTGTAGGAAGTTCTTCATTCTTAAGATGATGCTCTACAAGAGTATGCATATCAGTTCCACGACTGGTTGCTTTTCTTGTAATAGCGTCTGCCTTTTCTACTCCAACTCTCTTACGCCATTCGTTAAAGAATTCCTTTTTGTAATTACTTGTTACTGATGTGATAGAGATGAGTTTTTTTAATTCATCTTTAGTTGGAACCTTATAATAGCGAACTCCATCAATTGTTTCCCTTTCAAGTCTAGGGAGATCTAATTCAACATGATTAAACATCAGAGATTCAATTCCATTTTTGCGAGAATATATTCTTTAACAAGACCAGAACGAACAATATCTTCTGCTTCAAACTCAATAATATCAAACGATGGCATAACTCTAAGAATTCTCATAAAATCAATAATACCATTCTTTTCGTTTGTTTTGACAAGATCACTTTGAGTTGCGTCTCCACAGAACATAATTTTAGAGTTTTCACCAACACGAGTGATCATTGAATCCAATTCATGAAAGTTGAGGTTCTGGAATTCATCAACAATAATAATTGCATTGTCCAAAGTTGTTCCACGAATAAAAGAAGTACTCCAGAAACTAATTGTTCCCTGAGTCTTCAAATTACCATAGAGCATCTCGAAGGATGCATCATCTGGCATTTCAAACATATACTTTACCATATTCTTGTACGGAATTTGATAAAGAGAGGATTTGTCTTCATGATCTCCAGGAAGAAAACCAATTTCTCTCGTTGCTACAAGAGAACGAACGATATAAATTTTTTCATATGGCGTTCTTTCATCTAGAACATCTCTCAAAGCATTATACAAAGTGATAAAAGTTTTACCCGTACCAGCACAACCATAAGCAACTAAGTTTTGTTGTAGGTTATAAGATTTAAAAAGTGCTTCTTGATTATCTGTAAGAGGTTCAATCCTCTTCATATAATCGGAACTGATTGGCTTCTTTTTCTTCATTTGTCTATTGCTAGTTCCAAATGGAACGGGGTTCTTCATGTTTTTTCTTGCCATTAGATTTTCTTCACTTGGGATTTAGGTGCTTTAGATGCTTTTTCTAGAACGTCATTCCATCCTGGATGCTTTTGGATTAGTTTATCTTTCCACTCCCCAACTTCTCCTGGGGTGGCGCATCCTTCAGACCAATCTCTTTTCCATTCGGGATTGTCATTATACCACTGAGTAATTTCATGAACACTCATTTCAATTACTCGTTTCTCTCCTGTTTCTTTATGAATAATAGGATATATCGCCATAAGATATTATAAAATTCAGAGGTATTTATTCTATACAGAGAGATGGAGCATCGTCACATTCTACGCAATCGATGCACTCATCTATGTTTGGATTTGATCTTAAGAACTCCTGAAATTCTTCTTCAGTAAGAAGTATTTTAAAAACGTGTCCAGTTATATGATCTTTTATACAGTAACTTTTCATACCTATAATTAGGGGGATAGTCTTGCTTTATGTAGTCGCTTTTCCTCATAGTATGAAAATATTTCTGGAACCCAACTTTTCATGATTGGAATCATACCTTCACACATTGCTTGAATTTCAACTTGAGCATCAAGTTTTGCACGAAGATCCAGAAAGTGTAAAGCAGCACGAAGAGAGAAAGATACAACAAAGTTTTGGCGAATGTTTTGTGGAAGATAATCTCTGAGATGCTCTTCCGCCATACCTCTCTTCATATAACCTTCCGCATACCTTTCAGATGCTGCCAGACAGAACTTCAGTTGCCGTTCGTAATCATCTTGTGTCCATTCATATTTGTGACCTTTACGGTCAAGATACAGACCAGGGGGACGAACATAAAAAACTTCATCAGCAGAAAGTTCTCCATTTGCAACTTTCAATACACGCCTTCCAGTATAACGTTGAGATTGAACATCGAAGGAAACTCCTACACGATGAGTCCTTGCTTGAACAATAACGTTATGAACGAATCCTACGCAGTCAAATGAGATTGAGGGGTGTTCCAGAGGTCCCCAGTGCCCTCTCTCGTTCGCTAAGAGTTGCTCTATAACCCACTTACCAGAATCAGTTTCTGAAGGTGGAGTTTTGGTATGAATAGCATCTTCACTATAATCATTCTTTCCACCTTGCCAAACAAGAGTTTGTGGATTCGGAGTACTGTTCAAAAGCACAATCTTCATGTGCTTATCAAGTTCCAAAAGATCTTTTGCTTTAATAGGTTTCATTCTTTCTCCCAAGTATCCTTTTCAATTTTGCGGAGTTTTTTAAGTTCCTTCATCATATCTTTGATTTCTTTATATGCGGTTTCGGGACTCATTTTATTGCTGATCTCCAAACCAACAATATATTGCACCTTATCTCCAAATCTAGCAAGTGCTCTTTCAAATTCTGTTAGGGTTTCATACATTTTCAATCTTCCTCTTCATAGTATTCTGGTTCATATTCATCAATAATATAGGGAGCAATTTCTTCATACTTATATTTTTTTTCATTGCTCAATTCTTCTTTTAACGAACGAACAAGAAGTTCAATATTTTGAATAATTAAATTTACTTTTTGTCTATCCATAAAAATATGTATTATCTATGATTCTACATAAAAAAAGAGAGGGAGTCAAGTCCCTCTCTTAAAAAATTTATTTACTCAACAACAAAATTTCCAAATATATTAGAAAAATAAATGCTGTTGATGCTCCAGTAATGGCAGCAATCGTAGCAATCATTTTCCCGCTCCAGCATTTGCAAGGAGTGCTTGATAACGACGTTGTTCCTTTTGCTTCTGCTCTTTAATGAGTTGAAGTACGTTCAATTTTTTCATTTGTGCCCCTCCTTTACAAACTTAACACCACGATAGGTTTCATTGTACTGTTGAGGTTGTTGCATCATTTGTTGTTGATACTCCAGACGCTTCTGTGTATCATATTCGACACCACGATAAACTACTTTAGACATTAGGGTTCTCCTTAATTTTGAGGCTAAAGAGCGTTCCTTCAGTCGGCGTTTGCGTCCCATATGGGATGAACGAATCCGTTCCGCGTCGGCTTACTTCCGTCTGGTATTCCAGATGAACGTAAGGTCATTATAGACCTGTTACTATAGTTATGCAAAAAGTTTTGTAACTTTTGTTACAATTTAATCTCTTTGTCTCCAATCATCTGGTTTATCGCCAGTGAAAAAGTCAATGATGTCATCGGCACCATTAAATCCAGTGCGATGATTTGATGGATCCGGATCCCCAAGATCAAGTGCATTCATAAAATCATCAAGACTTCCTTCTTTCATATCAGGATTAGCAGCGCGGCGTCTTGCTTGCCTTAACATTGTTGCAGCAGAGCGATTTGCTTTACCAAGTTTTTCTGCCCAAATCATATCCTCCAATCCAACCTCTTCGTGTCTGGCAATTTTGTTACAGATTCCTTCCAGACGCAAACGATATTGAGTAGAGAGCATATTCAATCTCCATATTGTATTATTTAGTGTTAATCATCGATTCCAAATCATTAATTCTACTGAATTCCTCATATGCTTTTTCGGATCTTTCAGATAGAATATCAGAAATATCATCAAGTATTATCTGATTATCAATATACTCATCCAAATACTTATCTAACGCTTCCTTTAAGTAACGTTTGCGATGCCATTCGGGTGAGTATGGTTTATAGTGTGTCATTACAAAACAAATATATGTAAATGATTATAAGGTATATATTTTAATCTGTCAACGCTCAATATAACTTAAAGTATGGTCTTGGGCGTAAAGTTGTTGAATAATAATATCGCAACCGATCTTTGGATTACAATCTCCACAGGTATAAACATCTACCGCTGCTTTTCCTTCTTCTGGCCAAGTATGAATACTAATATGACTTTCTGAAAGTAAACAAATAACAGTAACACCTTGTGGTTCAAACTTTTTTGATATAGTCTGAACCACAGTTGCTCCACTTGCTACTGCTGCATTTTCTAGTAGATCAATAAGGCAACGTTCGTCGTCCAAGAGAACAAACGAACAACCATAAAGGTTTAGTAAATAATGCTTACCCATTAAAGTTCAGGATTTTCCTCATATTCTTTTAAAAGTTCCGACACAACTTCTTCTGTTCCATCCATTGTCTTTACTTGATACAATGGAGATCTCATATATTTTTTAATCTTTTTATATTTTTTAATTAAATTATTAACTTCATCAGTATAGAGAGTTACTTTCGCTTTCCCTTTATCAAATCCACCTGCTCCAATCATCTTTTTTTCTTTCCTTCTGGTGCTTTATATCCCCAAAGTTTGGGATTTACTCTACCGTATCCAAAATCAATTTTTTGAACAGATCCTGGACCAAATTTATCGTAATACAGATCGAAAAGATCAGATCTTTTTCTGCACCGACATACATCAAGAAAAACTTTATCGTTTATCTTATACCAAATAAGGTAAGCATCACTGGGCAACGAACTATCCTTTGCTTGAATCATTGTTGCATTTTGAATCAATAATTCGCAACCATATTTGGGAGGAAGAGATTTCCTTTCTTCTTGTGACCATTCCACTTTAGTATCTTCCTCCACAATTACGGCATTCATGAACGACCACCCCAAGTAATATCGGGATATGCTTCCGATACAATTTCTTTAGTGATCTTATATTTATCTGTAAGTCTTTTATCTTTTACAAGACACATAAGTTCAGCTTCAAGAGGATGAAGTCCTTGAATCATATTGATAAACATTGTTTCCTTACGTAGTCTAGAAATACTATCGTTGCCACCCTTTACATAAATGTAAAAATTTTGAAATTCATTTCTAATCGATGTCCTCAAAGATTCATTAGTAAATTCTTCGGTTCCATAATAACCGTTAGATTTCATCCCATCATTTTTTGCCTTACTTTCAATAAGGTCAGTAAGATTTCCTCCAAGGGAAGTCTGTCCATCTACTGTTGCGTAAGGAACAGCACCTTCTGGAAGAACACTAATAATACTCTCATCAAAATTCATAATGAGAATAGTAACTAATCCATCATTTCTATATTCTTTAAGAACTTCAACTTTCTTAGCGTTAGTTCTCTGCTTAGAAGCAAGTTCTAGAATTTCGTGTTGAAATGGATTAGGTTGAAGTTTAGGAATTGGTTTTTCAGTCTTCGTCTTCGTCGTCGTAGTCATAATCGTTTTCAAATCTCACTGCTAAAATTTCATCTGGAACAACATTTCCATGTTCATCATACATTTCTGGATGGAGGTTTGGAATGCCATAAATTTTTTCAAACTGACTTTGTTTTAAAATCCACCCCATTATACTTCCAATCATTAAAAACATCAAAGAAAATAATACGGTGAATGTGAGAATATAAGGCGTTTCCATTTTTCTTTCCCCGAGAGTTACTTTTTCTTTATATCTAAAAATAATTCAAATTGAAAATGTATCTCTCGTCTGAGGAGAGATATCATCTTACCAAATCGAATTAAAAATGATTTTGGTTTTGATGGTTTCTCCCTCCTATTATGCTGACGTAACATCAATTCGAATCCGCGATTAATCTGCGGTTCTCTTTTATTTAGTTTCCTTTTTTCTCCTTCCTGGTCTTCTATCATGACTATATTTCCATGCATCTTCCAAAATTTTATACAAGTAATTTCTAATTTTTCTTGCTTGCGGTTTTGGAATGTGACCGTATGCTTCACGAAGTTGTTTGTGCATTTCATCTGAACCACCTTCTAGATAATCATCTAGATCCATTACAAGATTGCTGATTTCATTTGCAGTTGCACTTCCAATGAACTCTTCAACCTCTACTCTTTTGGTTCCACGAATTTTCAAATAATCATAAAAGTTTAAAACAAATTGTCCTTTAAAGGCATAATCGATTGCTTTTTCCACATCACCATAAACTTCGTGAATTGTATTTTCCATTAGATGATTTTGTTTTCCTGTAGATATTTTACGGTTTCTGTGCATCCACCAAGTCTTGTCTGATCATTTAAAACAACTTGAGGGAACGTAGATCCAAGGCCAAACTTAGAGTAAAAATCTTCACGACTAAAATTTTCGTCAAGTTTATAAACCTTGTGCTCTAATCCCGACAATTGTAGCACCTGTTCGATCTTATTGCAATATGGACAACCTTCTTTAGAATAAACTGTAAATTTCATAATTCAAAAAATTTTAGTTGATATTAAAATCCCCCCAAAAGGAGGGACCAATGTGTATCAATTATATATGATAATATATGATTGAGTCAATAAATTTTTATCTATAATTTTATATGTTTATTATCAATCAAAGAAAAAAATCTGTATCAATCTAGAATCATCTTTATCATATCCAAAATATTGAGATGCTTGATGAACGCAATGTGCGTCCCAAATTACTAAACGATTATAAACATTACCAACAACATCTACTTTCTCCCAAGGTGTTGGGTCTAAATGCTTCTTTTCCCAAATAACATCGGATCCAACAGTATTTACATTACGAATTTTTGTTTTTTTATGAGCAATTAAAGAGGTCCCACACTCATAAGGGGCATCTGGAGTTAAATAAATTGCTGCAGCCCATTTTTGAGAATCTGCATGATAAACCAGTGCATCCTCACAGGTACAGTATTGAAATCTACCACACATTCCATGTGTTTCCATCCAATTTGTTATTTTTATTCCCATAATGGACTCAAATGCTTCTTTAGTACCAGAAATTTCGAACTGATGATGAGTTCTTCTTCCTCTATGGTAGTCACTAAATTCAAATTCTTGCTTTAGTGCAAACTCACGAATTGCATCTGGGTCACTATAAAAATTATCCACAACCCAAAGAGTTGGGTTTTTTTGTGGATTTGGAGTAGGTCCATTAACCAAGTATCTCATAATGGTTTCTTTGCATTTTCACAGAATCTACAGAGATTGAAACAAGTATTATCATAAGGAATTACATCCTCATAATCTTGTTCTAGAAGGTTGCCAAGGATATGTTCGAGTCCATAATCCATACAGCAAAGAGAAACATCACCATTTGGAAGCATAATATTGTGATAAAGTTTTTCTAAACAACCGCAGGTCATTGGTTGCTCTCCGTGATATACAGACTTATATTCATCCTTTCTGTTGAGAAGTTCAGGTTTCATGATACTTTCACCTAGAAGATTGCCTGCTCTAGACCACATTTGATAGGTAGGAGCTTCTGGAAATACGTGACGTACAGATTCATGAACTGTACCCATACACATTAGAGTAAAGTTTTGAATTTCTCTATGAACTTCACCAAACTTCTCAATGACTTTAATATACCTATCTGTGATTGGATGCTTTGCTTTTCTTTCTTGGTCGGGAAGATGTAGAACAAATCCACCATTAGGATTTCCTGCATAAGGAATATTCTTGATTCTTTCTACATCATTGATATCCATACCAATACCAGTTGTAAACACTGAAATTGGATGACTTTCTTGATGTGCATAAAGAAGCATATCTGTAGTCTTTGGATTCAACCAAGGTTCAGTAAATCCTGCAAAGGTTACACGAATTTCCTGTGGCATTTTATCCACTGCTTTCTTGAAATTATCAAGACTTAAGAACCTTTCTCCTTTATATGATTTTTGAAGAGTTCTTTGAGGGCAGAAGACGCAATCAACTACGCAACCATTTTTGGTATCAATAGAGGTTGTAAACTCCATCGTAGGTAGGATGGAGTTCTTCCACTTTTTTTCTTCTACTTGTACCCTATTGTCGATATAAATATTGATTAGATAATAACGGTCGATAAACCAATCATCCCAAACACTCCACTTGATATCCACATAATCGATAGAATAGACTTCATGATTAGGGAAATCTCTCAAGTAAGTGTCTCTAAAGTGTCTAAACTTTTCTTTTTGTTCTGGTGTAGTTAGATGCCATTCACCTGCAATCTTCTTTACATTCTTTTTAATCCAGGGTAAGTTTTCATCATTGAAGATGTCATACTCTCCACCTTCACAATCAGACTTTAGAAAATCAATCTTTTCAATATTGTTTTCTTTAATAAAAGTCGAGAACTTTACTGAAGGAACTGTTTGAGTATTTTTCTCTGAGGAAGTCTCTCTCAAATCTTTATTGAAAAGACCTGATGTTTCAAAACTCCCATCGACGGGACCGATTGCTTTATTAACGCAAACTACATTATCGGACTCTACATTCTTTGTGAGATTTTTGAATAACTCAGAATGAGGCTCAAAACAATAAACTTTTGATGGATTTTTATCTTTGATTGAAAATGTGAATGGACCTGAACTTGCGCCAACATCAAACACTACATCATCATTTTCAACTTCAAAGAACTTTTGGTAGACATTATCCACAAAGATTTCTTTCTCTACCGTGTCTTTAAACCATCTATTTTCTGCTGCGTGTCCCCAATCAAAACCAACTTTGAGTATTTTTAAATTATTCATTACAGCATTTTTATGAATTTCGTCCATTTCATCCCAATGTTTAGTTTTTAATTCTAGGAAGTAATCCCTACTATCATCACATAATCCACACCACCAAGATGATACGGCTTTCTCAAACAGAATACCATAATATCCAGGATAATCAACCTTTAATGGAAGAGGTTCTAAATCGAAATCTGCAACACCTTCGCCAATCGAAGCAATTAAATATGAATCATGATAATTCTTTTCTTTTTCATAAAATCTTGAAAGAAGAAAGTATCCTTCTGGTCGTTTTGGTTGTACTGCAATTGCACTTTGAATTAGACCTTTGACCGAATTGTTTCTACATCCCTGAGAATTGAAGCAATCAGATGCTGCAAGAAGACAAGCATACATTAAAGTTTTATCTTCTGTCCTTTCTGCAGTTCTTGTGTAATAAGAAACAGCAGAAGATGTTTGATCAATAGAATGATAAAACTTTGCTAGATTCAGATTATTGATAGGATCTTCAGGATCTATGACAAATTTATCTAAAAGATTTTTTAGTTCATTCATTGATCAAGTCCTCAAATAGTTTTTCTGGAAATTTTAGAAGGTAGGCAGCATTATCTTGAAAACCAAAGGTCATAAGAAGATTAGAACCTTGTTGTGCCAAACCAACACAAAATTCCACATGACCTCCCATAATAGAAAAGTCATCAGTCCATTTTACCAAATTGAAATTTTTATCCCAAAAACATACTCTATGCTTATAAATGGCATCTTTCCTATCAGTTTCACTTTTGAATAAATCTACTTCGTGAGTGATTGCAACATAATAATCTCTCCAAGGTATGACTTGGGAACCTCCACGCAAATCTCTTGGAATATCTTTCTTTTCTTTTAAAAATACAATTTCTGATGTTCCAGTTTCTGGGTTTACTTTTACCACTTCTGTGGGATTGCCCCACTTAATATAGTGATAAGGTAAATCTAGAATTGGCATCCAATTCTTTTCACAATAACTATTTTGATTATTTGGAGGTTCAATTCTAACTCTTGAAACCTCAACAACTCTATTATTGTGAACTTCAATTTCACATAGTTCCATTCTACCAGTACCAATAGTATCCAAATCTCTTCTGACACCAGTGGTATAAAGTTTTCCTTCCCAACAAAAAATTCTTACATCCTCAAGACCTACAAATTCCCAGAGTTGTTTATCTGGAAACTTTGAGGTATCAATTTCATCGATTCTTGTAATTTCATACTTATCATCAAGTTCTAGATAAAAATTTCTAGTACGAAGATGTAAGTCATCCTCTGGATGAATATAGGTTAGAGGACCATATGGATGTTGAAATAACTTTTTTTCTGAATGATAAAAAGTATAATTAACTGCTCGTAGATTGACTAATATTTTGTTGTTGTGAATATAAATTGAGGGGTTCATCAATCCCAATCCAGAATTTAAAATGGATGGAATAATTATTGGATGAATTGAACCCCCATAATTAAAACAATGTTGCGCAAAATTCATATCAAAATTTTAAATAAATTTATTTCAGACTTTTAATTTCTGCTTTGAGACTATTTATTTCGGTTTGTTGTTCCTTGATTGCTTCAATCAGTACACCTACAATATTACCATAAGACACTGATTTAAGTCCATTAGCATTATCATTAACAACTTCAGGTAATACTTTTTCAATCTCTTGCGCAATAACACCAACTGAAGGTTTATTGTTTCCATCAATCCAATCATAATAAACACCGTTCATTTTTGATACAAGTTCTACGGCATTTTCAACTGGTCTTATATTCGTTTTTTGTGTTTGGTCAGATAGTGATGTAAAGACTGTAGCGGATAAAGTTCCTGTTGATGGATTGAATTGTAGTTTGGATGATGATACAAAAATTCCAGAAATTGTTCCAGAAGTCACATCTTCAAATACTGGATATCTTACAGCATTTGTGGTTGTATCATCTGTAATTGATCCTCCACTTCCTGATGCACCTTGAACTCCTTGAGTACCAGTGCCTGTAGTACCCTGAGCACCCGTAGCACCTTGAGCACCTGTGGTTCCTTGGGCACCATTAGATCCATTAGTACCTTGAGCACCTGTGGCACCTTGAGTGCCAGTGGTTCCTTGGGTTCCATTAGAACCATTAGTACCTTGAGCACCTGTAGCACCTTGAGTACCTGTTGTACCTTGAGTACCTGTTGTACCTTGAGTACCTGTTGTACCTTGAGTACCTTGAGTACCTTGAGTACCTGTGGTTCCCTGGGTTCCAGTAGTTCCTTGAACACCTTGAGTTCCTTGAACACCTTGAGTTCCCTGGATACCTTGAGTTCCCTGGATACCTTGGATACCTTGGATACCTTGGATACCTTGGATACCTTGGATACCTTGAGTGCCCTGGACACCTTGAGTTCCTTGGATGCCTTGGATACCAGCCGCAAATGGAGGAGTCCAACTAACTCCAGCACCAGTGGATACAAGAATGGAACCAGCGACACCCACATTTCCATAAAAATCTCTTAAAGAATTATCAAGTTCTACCAATCCAACAAAAGTAGATACGCCGGATACTCTTACATCACCTTGAACATTTAATATTGATGCTGTAACTACTCCAGCATTAACTATATTTCTACTATCATCAATTATAGTAGAATTATTAATTTTAATTGCCATCTTCGTTTACACTCGGCTTTTTTACTATTTATGTTTTCAGATCTTTTCTTTAAGCTGCTTAACTTCAGCAGAAAGTTCTTTGACTGCTTCAATAAGAATACCAATCAAACCATTGTAATTAACAGTCTTATGGGTTTCGCCAGTTTGAACTAACTCTGGGACAAAGTTTTCTATCTGTTGAGCAATCACACCAATAGAAGATTTTTGAGTTTCCTTCCAAGTGAAGCTAACGCCTTCAAGATTTTCAATAGTTTCAAGAGCATTGGTATAGACTTCAACGTTTTCTTTTAGATTAGCGTCAGAAGTTGAATTAAAGTTTGGTGCATCCACGTCTTTGTTGGAGACCCACTTATCACCCGTAGAAGCATAAGTTAATGTTGCATTTGCACCCGCAATTGTAATTCCAGCACCATTCGCAGCAGCAGCATTGGCGGCACCATCAGCAAGTGTAATATTTAAATCATCAACAGTTACAACGGTTGAATTAATTGTTGTCGTTGTTCCATCAATTTGTAAGTCACCCTTAATAACAACAGTACCGGTGTTATCTCCAACGGCAGCAGGATCAATGGTGATTGTTGCTGGTCCAGAGATTGTATTTGTTGAGATTCCGATAGTCCCAGAACCAGTGGAGAATTGTGTAGCAGTTACAATACCAGCACTAAATCCACCAGCGCCATCACGGGAAACTATAGTACTATTAGTATTATTTGATGTAGCATTTGATGTTACCGTGAAGGTAGCATTACCACTCTGGTTGGCACTAAAGGTTTGTGAACCGCTTAATCCAGTTCCAGATGTTGCAAGAGTTAGGGTTCCATCACCAACAGTAATGGCATTAGTAGAAACTCCAGTGACAAGACCCTTGGCATTAACAGTAATGCTTGGAATTGCTGTAGAGGAACCAAAAGTACCTACATTGCTGTTAACTGTTGCAAGAGTAGTTGTCGTGTTAACCGATGTAATATCTCCAGTCAAGTTAGGGATATTGGTAGTACTTGTAGCAGTACCAGTTATATCACCAACAAATCCATTCGTAGCGGTAATAATACCAGAAGCACTAATATTTGATAAAGAAATGTTAGGATCAAGATTTAAAGTAACTGCATTACCAGCAGCAGAAGAATTTAAATTAGTTCCACCAGAAACAGATAAAGACTCTGATGATAAATCAATTACTTCTGTTCCAGTATCTCCAGACACTGTTAATGAGGTTACAATGCTAGAAGTGCCTACAGAAGTTAAACGACCTCTAGAATCGACAGTGAATGTTGGAATTGCGCTTGAAGAACCATAAGAACCTGCAGCAACACCAGTTGTAGTAAGACCTAATGTTACTCCAGCAGTTTCTGTACCAGAGTTATTAACTACAATATCACTTGAACCAGAGTCAGCGATAGTAGCAACATAGTTACCAGTGGTGTCGTCGCCAAGAGCAACACTATTGGATTGAATTGTTGCCGCAATGGAGACATTAGAAGTACCATCAAAAGATACCTCACCAACTACATCTCCTGTAAGAGAAATAGTTCTTGCGGTTTGAAGTTTAGTTGCAGTATCGGTATTGCCTTGAAGAGCACCACTGAATGTAGTTGCTGTAATGATTCCGGCACTAAAATTGCCTGAAGCATCACGAGAAACAATAGTTCCTCCAGTATTTGCTGAAGTAGCATCAGTATTTACTGTAATTGTATTATCAGTTACTTGAGTTGTAACGTGAGTTCCGCCACTAACAGTGAGTGTATCGGATAAAAGTGAAACTGAATCAGTTCCAGAAGTACCAGCAACATTTAAAGTGGTTGCAAGTGCAGTGCTTCCAGCAGAAGTTAAACGACCTCTAGAATCAACTGTGAATGTTGGAATTTGAGTTGTAGAACCATAAGAACCAGCAGAAACCCCTGTAGTAGTAAGTCCTACTGTAACTTCGGCAGTCTCTGATCCAGATCCACTTACTGCAATATCAGAAGATCCAGAATCTGCAATTGTAGAAACATAATTACCAGTTGTATCACTACCAAGTGCTACTGAATTAGGTTGAATAGTTGCAGCAATTGAAACATTACCAGTTCCATCAAAAGATACAGCAGAACCAATTACATCACCCGTAATTTCAAATGTTCTTGCGGTTTGAAGTTTAGTTGCAGTTGATGCAACACCGGTAAGATTGCCTGTTACATTACCAGTAAGATTGCCAGAAAAACCATTAGATGCTGTAACAATTCCGGTAGAATTTACATTACCAACATCCAACTTATTGAGAGTACCGACTGAAGTTAATGAAGAATTAACAACTCCAGATCCAAGAGTCGTTGATGAAAGAACTTCAGTACCATTTACTTTATATGATTGTCCCGAATCAACATCCATAGAGATGTTGGACTTGAAAGCATCGGATGCATCATTAAATTGGAAAGTCTTATTTCCATCACCAGATTCAATCGTAATACCGCCACCATTTGCGGCAGCATCATTTAACGCACCAGAAGCAAGAGTGATATTTTTGTCATCAATAACCAATTCTGTCGAATTTACTGTTGTAGTAGTACCATCAACTTGAAGATCGCCCTTAATTAAAACGGTCCCACTATTGTTTCCTACTGTAGCAGGATCAATAGTAATTGTTGCAGGACCAGAAATTGTATTAGTATTAATTCCAAGAGTTCCTGAACCAGTAGAAAATTCTGATGCTGTTATAACATTAGCACTAAAATTTCCAGAGGAATCTCTTGCAACTACTTGGTCTACAACATTTGCTGATGTAGCAGCAACACCAATTGTCAATGCAGCAGATTCGGATCCACCATCACCACCAGTAATATAATTTCCATTAGAAATAGAGGCAACATAATTACCGGTTGTATCAGTTCCCAATTCGAGACTATTATTTTGAATGGTTGCTGCTATTGATACATTCGAAGTTCCATCAAAAAGAACTTCACCTACCACATCCCCAATTAAAGATATTGTTCTTGCGGTTTGAAGTTTAATCGCTTCACTTGCAATACCTGCAACTGCAACGGTTCCACCTTCTGTTGCTGATACAATTGTATCTACTCTTATCTCTGACATTGGTATCTAATAACTTTTTAGTTATTTATAAATTTGGATTAAATGGAAATTTATGATAAAGTAAGATTGACAGATCTTAAAATGCCATCAGTACCCCTTACATTAATTCTCAAATTAGTATTACTAGTAAGCTCAAAGGTCATTTGAGAATTTTTTAAAGGAGTTGTTGTTGTAGAAAGACCAAAAAAGGAATCTGTTTTAACTTCTAAAGATTCTGTTTTGAGATCATCAAGATTATTGAGTCTATCAAGTATAATAGTTGAACCGGAACCAACTGTTAAAACAGTGCTTCCTTCTAAAATCAAATTTTTATGTAAAGAATAATAAGTCTTGTTAGGCGATAGAGTTATATTTCTATCAATAACTTTTTGATCATCTTCAAAAAATCCTAATGTAGAAATTCCTGCTACACTAAGATAATTAAAATCTGGAGTACTAAGCGCACTAGATGTAATAGTAGCAATATTCCCACCAACACTAGCGGAAACAACTATGCTGCTACCCTTAAAATCAAAAGTGGTAATACTACCAGCAGTACCAACAACAGATCCTTCATCTCTAACTGTAAGACCTTCAAGAGTTCCAGCTCCAGCAGAAGTTACTGGTTGCCATGACCACCCACCATTACCATCAGCAACTGGAACTTGGTTATTCAATCCAGAAGAATTATTTAATCCATCATAAATACCACCACGAATCCTTACATTACCATTTACATCTAAATTTTGTGTTGCATTATTCGTGTTAATGCCAACTTTTCCAGTAACCTCAACTACTGTACTGTTTTCGGTATATGAAGAAATACCGACTTTTAGACTTTTTTGACGATTACTGACATATCCTTTTGCCATTGTTTTATATTAATTGAGAGTTTCTAGAATGCTAGCAATGAATTTCAAATTAGTTGCATTACTACCTGATAATACTAATTTATCTCCACTTTCAAGAACTAATTTTCCCGAAAGAAGATTTGCAGTATCATTCGCTGCAATTGGATAATTTTTCAACATTTCGGTGTCAGTAGAACTTCTTCTATGAACTAAAGTCACATCATGTGAAGATGCTCCAATATTTGCAACTTGTGCAAGGAGAACAACGCCGGTATAACCAATAGGAGCTGTATATACTTCTGTTGGGGTTGTAGATACAACTGCAGTTACAGTTTGAAATACATTAAGTTGTAAAGCCATTTATTAATCTCCTCCTAATGCGAGTATGAATGGAGTCATTGATGAAAACAAACTCTTAGAATAAAAAGTTCCACTGATCGTTCCTGTTTGCTGATTAATTACTACACCATCACCAATGCGGAAGTTACCCGAATGATCAGTAGAAGTATAAACAACAAGACCACCATTTTTTGCAACCACTTCATTTGCTTGAATTGGAACTCCTCCTTTTTGTGGAAGTGCGGTAGCAATATTAGTTCCAGATCCAATATATTCAAGTGAATGTCCCGATGCCAATATCCGACTTTGTTTGAAGAATGGAACACTAACACCAACACCAACGAGATAAGGAACATTATCGGTAAGTGTAATCGTACAAATTCCAGCAGAAACTGGAGTTGAACTTTGAATTACATAATATGTAGGAACAAGATTTGCAGTTCCAGTTGCAGAATTCACACCAACATTTGGCATACTGAATGATACTGAAGGTGGAGTAGAACCATATCCTCTTCCACTTGAAACCATTTCAACATTAATCACAGAACCATTGCGAACTTCTGCAACTGCTGTAGCAGGAATACCCCAAGGTGTTGAAGGTGAACCAATAGTAACATCAGCGTTTCCCGTGTATCCACTTCCTCCAGAGGTTATTGTTATTTCACCAATATTGTAATAAAGATCTTGGAAATAAACTACTTGACCGTCAAAAGGTCTAGAAACATTTAATTTTACATTTCCACCCGATTGATAAGTATGTTGGAGAGTGGAAACACCAACATACACTTCAAAAGAAGTTGCAGATGGAGTTCCAACAACTTCAAAAATATTTCCTTTATTTCCCGATGGGTATGTTACAATTCCTGGACCCGATGGACATGTAAATGCTAACCCAACAATTGAAACTCCCGCTCCAACATTAAAATTATGGTTAGAATTTACTGTAATTGTCGTCAATCCAGTTATATTATTATAAATTGCATCAGTTACATTTAAAGTCGGAACATTCAAATCCAAAACAAAAGTGTCAGAATTCGCTGCAGCTTCAGATGTAACAATACCTACATATTTTTTTGGACCTACGCCATCAGATACAAGTGCGTAATTTCCAAAAGAAGAGTTTGAGTTTGTTAAATCGCAAGCACCACCAGAACCTGTAAAAACTGCAATATCATCACATATTGTAAATAAAGATACTAACTGAGCATATCCTTCATTGGTAATTGAAACGCCAATTCCACCTTGATTATATTGAGTAAATGAATCGGTGACCATGCTTTTGGTTGGACCAATTGCTTTGGAACCATCAATCTTTAAACCAATAGAATTTGGAATGAAATTAGTACAGTTACGAATATATGGTGATTGATCAAAATACCCAATTGTGTTGGGATTAAATGCAAAAATTGCCTTACCGGGATTTAAATTTCCCGTATAAGAAACTTCTGTTACATAATTTCCATTAGAAACATAAAATAAATCTTGATCTGAATTTTGTGGAGATATTGATACTTCTCTCAAACTATCTCCAACGATTGAAACTTGTTCTGGGATGACTAGTGGATTGTTTTCTACATAAGATCCAGCACTAACTTTAATAACTGTTCCTGTTGTTGCCTCTGCAAGGGCTCCTGCAATAGTTCCCTTTGCATCACCAAGTTTTTTTCCTGTGTTTGTGTCGTTTCCGTCTTTTGTGACATATAAAATATTAGTAACTGTAGTTCCTGAACCGATACGGACAATATCAGTTCCAATTCCTGCTCGTTCTCTACGAGCATACAATTCTGCATCATATGTATTAAGTCCTAGTTCCCCCAAAGGCAAATCATTTACCGTTGGTTTCTTTCCGGGAACGGACGATCGTTTAATTCTTATATTAGGATTTGACATTCATCCCTCGCATTTTGGTATTTACCGTAAAAATCAAACTGATATATATCAGTTATTTTTATTATTTAGGAAATTTCAGAATTCCCCACCATCTTCTTTTGTTAGAGGTTTTCTTGACTTTGATGTTTTTAATTTTTCATTTTCTGCAGTTATTTCATTCACTTTTTTTGTAAGTGCTTCTATGATTTGATTTACACTCATCATCTTTGCTTCTAATGCAATATTTTGTGCCATCATTTCATTCAATTTTTGTTGATAAACTAAAATAAAATTCTTAAGTTCTTGTTCAGACATAAAAAAAGGGGAAGATTTCTCTTCCCCTATTTATCAAGTTTTAGTTAGACTCAGAATGAACCACCATCAACAACGATGTTGCTGAGAGCGAGTTCGCCACCAACACAGGAGATAACTTCGTCAGTTCCGCCCGTGCAAGCATTGTTGATCTCTAATCCACCAGCAAGAATGGTTGCATAAGTGGTAGCAGTTAGAACGCTTGCTGACTCGGATGCCTCAGAAGCAAAAGCAATTCTGCCAGTGCTGTCATCCCAGTAAACTGCTGCCTTCTTGGCAGAAGTATCATAGTAGTTGAAGACTAGTCCAAGGTCCTTATTTACATCAGCTCCAGGTGCAGCACCATCAACTAATCCAAGTTCAACAAGAGTATCCTCAACAGTTAAGGAAGTTGTGTTGACTTGAGTTGTGGTTCCATTGACATAGAGGTTGCCACTAACGGTTAAGTTAGTTGAAACACCAACATTACCACTACCATCAATGGTGATTGCTTCAGTACCATTGCTGTGCTGAACAGTAGCAGTCTTAACAGTTGGAACGGAAAGTGAAGTTCCGACTACAACATCGTTAGGAAGGCTGAGAACAACAGCAGCGCCTTCTCCAGTGCCAGTGGCAGTGATTTCATTTGCAGTACCAGAAACGGTAGCAACATAATCACCTGAAGTATAAGTGCCGAGTTCAATTGAATTTGCAGTGATGGTGGCGGCAAGTGAAACATTGCCTGAACCATCAAATGAAACTGCAGAAGCAGTTATGAATGAACCAGTGATATCAAAATCTCTTGCAGTTTGAAGTGCAGTAGCAGTATCAGCGTTACCAGTTAAATCACCAGTTACGTTGCCGGTTACACCACCATTAGCGTTGATAGCACCGGTAAAGGTTGAAACGCCAGTTACAGCAAGAGTGTCGTTTAGAACAGTGTGTCCTGTTACATCAAGACCACCATTAGCATCGAGAAGACCACCAATGGTTCCAATACCTAGTACATTAAGAGTATCAAAGTCGTTAGGATCTAAAGCAAGAGTTGCTTCAAGAGTTGCCTTGGTTACTGAATCAATTGCTTCAATGTTGGAAAGTGTTAGATTACCACCTTCTACAGATAGAACTTTGTCTGCACCTGCATAAAGTGAACCTACGGTTGAAATTCCTGAGGTTGAGGAATTGCTGTAGTTTAGTTGTGTGAAAGTACCAGCAGCGGCCGAAGAAGAACCAATTACAGTACCGTCAATGTTGCCACCATTGATGTCAGCAGTTGCAACAGTACCTACACCAGAAACATTGAGGTTATCAAGTTCTGCGTGACCGGTAACATCAAGACCACCATCAGCCTCGATAAGACCAGAGAATGTAGAAATTCCACTAAAGGTAGCATTGCTTAGAGTTGCTCCATTAAATGCAGCACCAGAAGTTACACTTGCCCACTCAAGTACACCCGAAGCATTAGTCTTCAGGAAATATCCATCAGAAGGTGCAGCAGGTAGGGTGTAAACAGTGTTGCTATCTGCAAGAGTTGCAGGAGCTCTTAAACCGATAGAGTTTGAACCACCTTTATCTACAAGCTTGAACTTGAGAGCGTTGGTTCCGTCTTCTTTTTCCCAATAGCGGTGTGAACCGAAAAACTTGTTTCCGCCTTCACCACCTACATAAAGATCATTTTTGTCTGTTGTAAATCCTGGTTCACCTGCGCGAAGTGCAGGTAGATTTACAAACAGACCTCTCTTAAACTGAAGCGTTGGATTTGCCATATTCTTTTCTAATTAATTGAAAATTTTGACTACGTAGTACAAATTCAACTCAAAAGAAATTTATAAGGAAAAGTAAAAATCAAATCATTATTATTTATTTGATTTTTAAAATAGACCAGAATCTAGATTAATTTTATCATCTAGATCTATATCAAGTTTATCGATAAAGGCTTGAGGTAAAACCCCATCTTGTACAGATTTCAATAGAACTTCATCTGCATCAACAAAAATTAATTTATTTCTTTGTTGATCATATCTCAGTATGTAACCATCTTCAAGTACTGTGAAATCGATCTTAATGGATTCGGGTTCCATAAGTAGAAATTTTATAACTATTTATTAGAATGAACCACCATCAAAATCAACTTTATTGTCCAAATCCGCATCTAATTTATTAACAAAATTTTGAGGTAATATATTATCTGCTACAGATTTACTTAAAAGAACATCAGGATCCACAAATCCATATCTTTTTAAAGAATCATTATACATCAGTATATAACCATCTTTGATATTATTAATATCAACGTTGTCAACTCCACTTAAACTTTCAGGTACAGCAATTCTTGTTTCAACTTTTAATTTTCTTTTTGGGGTAAGTCTTACATTAAATGTCATTAGAATTCTCCTGAATCTAAATTAATTCTATCATCTAGATCTATATCAAGTTTATCGATAAAGTCTTGTGGTAAGAAATTATCCTGTACCGATTTTGATAGAACTTCATCTGGATCTACGAAGATATAAGTATTAGTATTTAAATCGTACATTAATACATAACCATCTTCGATATTTCTAATATTAATATTTCCCAAACCATCTAAGTTTTCGCTATCAACAATTCCTACAGCTGCAGTATCATTAACGATAATATTTCCTTCAACTACTTTTCTTATTTTATTTCCACCATCGATAAGAAGTAAATCATAATAATTTCTTCCACTTGACAATAATAATGTCTGATTATTATTTAAAGATATTTTTATTCTACCTGCAGATCTATCAACAAATGTGATAACAAAGGGAACATACTTTGGTGAAGTTGGGTGCTTTCTTATTTTTGCAGCCCCAACATATCCAACTAAATTTAACGGAGTTCCGTCATCCTCTTGGATAACAAACTCTTCTTCAAAATCTGTTCCTTTATCCAAGGTAAAATTAGCGGCGTATACTGCCATCGTTCTTATAGATTTTTAAATATTTATCCTTCAATACAATTTAATTTCTTTATACTCGGAGTTACAAAGTTCATTGATCTTTCTTTTTATTTCTGCTCTCTCATCATTAGTAATATAAACACTTCGTGCAAGTTCAATGAACTTTTCCCCAAAATCTTTCTTCTTTTCTAGTTCTCTCAGTTCGTCTTCAATTTTCCAAAGTTTTCGATTAACTTCTCTCAACTCATTCATATACTCAAGAGTAAATTGAGTAATTGTATCTTTAATTTTATTTAAGTCCTCAAGTTCTTTGAGGACATACTCATTATTGGTGAACATTGATTTAATTTCTAAGATAGAAATTTTATCCAATAATTCACCAACTGATATCGGAATCGTTATTTTCATAGGGGATTATTCAAATCAAAATTAGACTTGATATATTCAATTAGTTCTTTATTTTTAGAAGCAACACCAAGACCAAAAGTATGAGTAAATGTTATCTTAGGGAGATCAAGTTCTTCAAAGAATTTCTTCACTCCGTATTGATTACCATTCAGTTCTTCAATACAAGTATCGTGGAAAAGAATCACACCATTTTCCTTTAAGAAAGGACTCCAAGTTTCATAATCGTGCTTCACAGATTCGTAAGCATGGTCTCCATCAATGTGAAGGATATCAATCTTTTTATCCCAAGTTTTTGCAACATCATCAAATAAACCTTTGATAAAAGTTACATTATTTTTCATAAAGAGTTTTTCTTGTTTATCCAAGACATACTCATAAAAACCGTGATTTTCTCCTGTAAATTGATCTCCTTCAAAAGTATCGATACCATAAACCTGACCGATACGAGGCATAGCAAAACAGAAAGTAGAAAATCCCCAATCAACTCCAAGGTCAACGGTTACTTCTGGTTTAACTTGAGTAACTAACCATTCCGCAAATCTACGATGTCCTCTCCAGCAAGATGGGATATCTTCAAGATTCGTCAAGAACAATTTATCAATGGCACCAATTCTTTCTGGTGCAGATAGCATATCTGGATTAAATGCTGTCGCAAAGATTGTAAGATTTGGATTATTCAATCTTTTAGAAAGTTCAAACAAATATCCAAATGCTTGTGATAGATGAACTCCTCCCATATTCATTGCTTCACTTACTGCATGGAAGGCATAATTCATTCCTCTTTGCATATCTCCGATAGAAAGTAGAATTTGACTGCAACGGATAAAAGCAATAATTCTAAAACTATCGAAGTATGGTTTAGAAACATTCAAAAACTCTTGTCCGTACTCAAGTGCTTTTTCTGTGTTCTGGACATTAAAGTAATGATTAAAGATAAACCAAATCCAATACCAATTAGATGGGTCTTTCTTATGCTCTCGTTCGCAGATTGAGAAGTAAAAGAGTTCTTTGTCTACAGACTTATGAATTTTCTTTGTAATCTTAATCGTTGTATCTACAGCAGATGCATTTGGATATTCTTCTGTGGGAACAAAGTTTGGAACTTCGTGAACTGCATTGACCCAAGTATAATTCTTTGTTCTATGAAATCTTATATGAACTTCATTTGATTGTACTGGTTCATCAGTTCCATTATCATCAAATCTCAAATGATTGAAAGTAGTGAACTCATCTGCAATTACACCAAATCCTTCTGGATGAAACTCATCTACATCCTCATTAAAATCAAGTGAAAATGCCCAATCAGTTTCCACATAAGATAGTGCTTGATTTCTTGCTACTGAAAAATCAAACTCTGCACGAGTCTGTGGATGCTCGTAGACTTTAATACCAGCATCTTTAAGTAGTTGAACTGTATTATCTGTGCTTCCAGTATCAACTACAACTACATCATCAAATTTCTCTGCATTCTTAAGGAACTTTTCAATGTTCTTTTCTTCGTTCTTTGCGATTGCATATAGTGTAACTTTCATAGATATGTGCTCCAATCAATACAGGGTGATAAAAATTCTTTATGACAGTGTGTAGAATAACCAGGAATACTTGATATTAAATTTCTTCCTCTCTTATGTAGTTCCAAAAATTTACCGTGGTCTGCGGAAGGTTCAAAACCAGTTGAGAAGTGTTTGTGAATTTCTTGGTCTTCTTTGAGTGTTCTGAATTTCACTGCAAAAGTATTTGTGGTTGATGGTGTTGGCATCCAATGAGAATATTTTGTTGCAAGAACTTTAGTCATAAAGTCCTTATACATCTCCTGATACTTGTCTCCGTGGTCGTACAAGGTCACATAATGAACTGGTAGGGTAAATCCATCTATGAGAGTCCTATCCCATTCTGGACGATGTAAATAATCATCTTCAAGAAAATAAATGATTGTATCATCATCAAAGTCTTGTGAAAGAATATGGTCTAGTGTCTTACAAAAACTTTCACTTTCTTTGCCACAATTAATGGTTACTACATTTTCATCTTTGAGAAAAGTGTCTTCTTGTTTTCCATAACACTCATCAAAGATGATTGTGTAATTGGTAGTTTCTGGATTCAGGGTATTCTTGAAGTTTTGAAATACCTTTTCTTTGTCCCACCACTCTGGACGATTTGCCCCCGAAAGATTAACTTTGGATGTGTAGCAGTGTCTTAAAAATACTTCAATTTTCATTGGTTATTAAAAGGATATAGGGGTGTTTGTATTGTTGTTTCTCCAGGTTCATCATATGCATAAAAACCATATTGGATAATTGTAAACCAATTCGCTTGCATAAATTCATCGTTCATTGTTGTAATCCCATCTACCAACAGACGAGAGACCATTAACTTCGCAACAGCAGGGTCAATTGCATATGCGTGTGCTCTACCTATTTTACGAACGAAATTATCAGGTGATTGCATATGAATTGGAGTTGGTTGAACGGGCATACCATCATACTTCTGTTCCCTACAACCAAGATATGTGACTGCATTATAAAAAGGATAGGGACCAAAGAATTTCTCTACCATTATAGCATCGTGCTCTAATATTACAATAGGTCTATCTATTGTAATACAATGAAACCATAAACTGAAGTGAGATAAACAACACCCAATTTGAGATGGTGTCATAAACTTATGATTGACTTTTAACCACTTTAGGTATTCTTTATCTTGAAGATGCTCTGGGATTACAATCTCACCAGAAGAACCATCAAAACCTTCCCAGAGAGTATAAGGTTGACCTACAGATTCACAACTCTCTATACATCTTTCAGTTAAGGTCTTTGAAGTTTCATTGTTTGGTAGAGTAATAATATAAGAGTTTTCTATAAAAGAATTTTCTGTTGGATAAAAAGATTGTAATGTTCGTTTCATTCTAAATTGCCAGATATTGAAATTCTATAATCATCACTTGTAGAAAATGGATAGACGCAATGTGATAGATGTGCTGGGAATAATACTATTCTACCACACCAATCCTGATTTACATACAAAGTTTCCAAAGTAAGTTGCCCTAAAATATTTGGATAAATGAATTGAAATGTTGATGCCGCTTTTGCTTTTGTATCTTTTACATGAGCCGCATTCAATTCTTCTTCTACTTTGTATGGAATCTTTAACCAGCAAACAAAACTAAAAGTGCTGCTGTGATGATGAATTGGATTGAACTCATTCTTCTTTTGGAAATTGACCCACAGATGAGTGAGTTTAAAGTTATCTGGTTTTTTATAAAAGTTCCAATAGTCTGTATATGACTTACACATTTGATTGAGATATGGTTGCAAAACTGGCATAGACTTTTGCAACTCATATTGATTTTCTATATTTCCTGCAAGACCATTATTGTAATTGGAATGAGAATGAAAATCAAAAGAGATTTCATTTACCTCTTCTATTACTTGTTTATAAAGTTCTTCTGGAAGATTACCAGTAGTCACTCCTGGATTTGGTAATGATATATGTGTAAAATTATTCATATATTAAACTTATCATAAAGTTCTACATTCTCTTCACCAATCACTTCTTCTGGTGGTGGTGAAGTTCTTTGAAGTTTTGTACGAATTTGATGAAGATTATTAATTCCCCATTCGTGGTCTTTTTCTTCAGCACAAGTATTAAAAATATTAAAAAGATCGTGAATATGATTTTCTATTTCCAGAAACTCGTAAATCTTTTTAAGTTCTTGTTCTGGGTCTTGTGTAAGATCATTATAGTCCACTAAATGAATATTGTCTCTATTATGAGTTAATCCATAGACTAAACTTTCATAAGGGTCAGAAACATAATTCTTCCAAAGGCACTCAATACGATTGTCTGTGGTAATTTGTTTCCCTTCTCTTCTCAAATGTGCGTCTACAAAATTATCTGCCTCATTATTTCTTTGAATGAGTAGAATATAAGAGGCAAGAACTTCACTGATTCTTCTGTTAGTTGCTATGATTTTTGGTTTCTGTTTGAGAAACTTTTCAATAGAAGGAACATTCTTACACCAACCACGATGTTTGTCAAGAATACAAGGTTTATCTATATGATTATAGAAGTTCTCAAGGATTGAATTGTAAGTATTATATACTACTTGTGGTTTATCGTAAGTATATTGTAAGTCTATCTTTGAAAAACCTTCATCAATCCAACAAAGCAAATCGGCAAGTGGTGATGTAGGTGTTGCTTGTAACTTTGGATGTTGTGAAAGAATTGATCCAAGTAAAGTAGAACCTGATCTAGGAAGACCAGAAAGAAAAAATAATGTTTTCATAATTAAAAATTAAAGTTTTATACGTAATCGTCTTGATATTGAATTGCAGAAACTCTTCTATATTTTACCTCAACTTGTTTCCAATTGGTTCCTCCTGCGAATGTTGTAATAGGTGTTGCAGCATAAACGGTAGCATTAGAACCAATTCCAAACTGAGCATTTCCCTGTTCACCCCACATCCATAAGGTTCCATCAGTCTTGATTGCCGCATTAATAGTAGAATAAGAAGAGCAATTGACTAGTTTCCAGTTAGTTCCTCCCGCAAATGTTGTGATAGGAGTTAAGACAGCTCCATTTGTTTCCCCACCAATACCCAAAACTCCAAATTTACCAGAACCACCATTATCTCCCCACATCCAGAGGGTTCCGTCAGTTTTTATTGCTGCTATTTTATTAGAAAAATCTGAAATAGAACTCCAATTAGTTCCTCCTGCAAATGTTGTGACTGGAGTTGATTTGTTATTTGGATCATCACCGATACCCAGACGAGCGTATGAATTATATCCCCAAACCCATAAGGTTCCATCAGTTTTAATAGCTGAGGATCCCCCCCTTCCTAATTGCGACCAATTTGTTCCTCCCGCAAATGTTGTAACGGGAGTAGCTTTATCAATTGTATCATTGACTCCAAGTTGACCAGCATTATTCGCACCCCAAACCCATAATGTTCCATCAGTTTTGATTGCCTGCATAAGATTAGATCCAACAGTTACAGAACTCCAATTAGTTCCTCCCGAAAATGTTGTAACTGGTGTTCGTTTTGTAACAGATGTTCCTTCATTAGTTCCAAGTGCAAAATTAAAATTCCTCCCCCAAACCCACAGAGTTCCATCAGTTTTAACTGCTGCACATTGATTATCAGTAATACTCACATTTGACCAATTAGTTCCTCCCGCAAATGTTGTGACTGGAGTTCTTCTATTAGTTGATGTATCGTCTCCTATTGAACCTCTATAGTTACTACCCCAAGTCCATAAGGTTCCATCAGTTTTAACTGCTGCTACAGTGTTAAATCCCGCACTAACTGATTTCCAGTTTGTTCCACCAGTAATTGTTGTAACAGGAGTGCTTCTTGTTCCAGTAGCATTAATTCCAAGTTCTCCATTACTATTAGTTCCCCATCCCCATAAATTCCCATCGGTGCCTATTACATACATATCATCATTTCCATAAGCAATAGACCAATTTGTGCCTGGGAAAATATTTCTTGGAGAAATAGGAGTTCTATTTACTAAAAATCCTTCTATAGATGACTGTCTTTCTCCCCAAGACCAAAGAGTTCCATCGGTTTTAGTTGCTATTATGAAACCCCCAGTACTAACAGATTTCCAATTATTTCCACCACCGATTATCATAGATGGAGTAGATATACCACGAGGTCTTGTATAGTTAATTGCCGAGTGTGATCTTTGTCCCCAAGTCCATAAGGTTCCATCAGTTTTGATTGCTGATACATTATATCCACCAGCAGAAACTTGTTTCCAGTTGGTCCCTCCTGCAAATGTTGTGACTGGAGTAAGAGAAGCTCTCTCCGAATTAGTCCCTAGAGTTCCGTAAGAATTTGTACCCCAAACCCATAAGGTTCCATCAGTTTTGATTGCTGCGGTGTTCCCATTTATGGAAGTCGAAACTTGTTTCCAGTTGGTTCCTCCTGCAAATGTTGTGATTGGTGTTGATACTTTTCTACCCCAAGTAACTGTACCAGATGTATTATTACCCAATGCACCATATTCAATTTGCCCCCAAGTCCATAGAGTTCCATCAGTTTTGATTGCTGCTGCGTGATATCCAAGGCTTACCTGTTTCCAGTTGGTTCCTCCAGCAAATGTGGTGACAGGAGTACATCTATCAGTTTGCGTATTATCAGCAAGTAGTGCATAATAATTACCACCCCAAACCCATAAGGTTCCATCAGTCTTTATTGCTGCTCCAGTATTGTATGCACAAGAAACTTGCTTCCAATTGTTTCCTCCTGCGAATGTTGTAACTGGGGTGCATCTATCGATTTTAAATCCATCTCCGATTCCTGCACCAAATCCTTCACCCCAAGTCCATAAGGTTCCATCAGTTTTGATTGCTGCACTATTATAATTTCCATTAGCAACAGTGAGCCAGTTTGAAGATCCCGCAAATGTGGTGACAGGAGTACAAACACCAGAATTAGTTCCTCTAAAATTTCCTATAGATCTAGATCCCCATACCCATAGGTTTCCCTGCCTAAAAGCATCAGCAGGTACAAAAACATCATCAAGAGAGTATACTACTCCATTCTCAGTGTAGTTGTAAAAAGTAGGCATTAGAGGACTTCCCAGGAATTATTTTTTGGATAAATCACAGGAGTGTTCATTATAACACTCCAATTTTTAAAATATTCTAGTATATCTTTATTTATTTCTTTTTTGATTGGAACAATTCTAAGATACTGACCGTTTTCATTATTTTCCACAGAAACAAGAACTCCACACTTATCAGGTCTCATTTCTTCAGATATAAGTTCTTGAGCCCAAGCACAGAAATATCCTTCACATACTTTTGGTCTTACCTTATGTACACTACATCCGGATTCACATAAGAACTTACAAGACTTTCCACTACCAAACTCATAACCATAAGCATAACCTTGTAACCAAGTGCAACAAGCAGTGCATTCTCCACACTCTCTCATAAGTATTCTACCTCTCTAAAGTAATGTGTATAAGGTTCATAATCACTCATTCCTTTCTTTAATGGGATAGGATGATTGTCTGCAATATAATCACCATCAGTATATTCCATGAATGACTTTGCCTTTACATTTTTATTCGTTCCAATCCAGAACTCTCTATCAAAACGATAATTAGTATTTAAATAACTATGATCTAATGTTTGTATATATGCTGCATTTGCCCACCAGAAGTTCCCACAATAGCATCCAAGACCATCATTAGTAGTCATAGTCCCATCACCCCATAAAGTTGGTCCAAGAGGTTTGTAGGTCTGTCCTACGCAGTCATAATCATTCAAATACTCCACACATTCTTTCCATTTATCAATCACAAAATATTCCATCATCAATCTCCAAGAATTTGCAACAAGAGTTTCTTTGCTTGCTCCCTTCATATGAAAATATAAAATCTTATAGTCTGGATTTTCATAAGCAAAGTTCTTGAGAGCAATCAGAGTTTCTGTTTCTTCTTTCCAGTTAGTATTATAAAACACCTTTGATTTTTCTGGGACATTAAACAACTCCTGATCTCCATTCACACCAATATGAATATAATCAGCAGCATCAATCAACCCTGAGCAATACAGTCTATGCATTTGTTGTTGATAAACAAAGGCACTCATTCCAGACTGAAAAGTATGATAAAAGATTGCGATTTTCATAATGAGAACCTATCTCCATCCATACCTTTAATTAGATCTAGACCAAGTACAGGAATATTTACAATTTTATCTCTATCAATAAAATGATAGAAAGAATGTTCAATGTCAATTCCAGCAGTTAATTGAATTGCTCTCTCCATATACATAAAACTTTTTTGGAGAACATTGAAAATATCATTAAACAAAAATCTATCAAAAGACCACAGACCAGTCACAATACTTCCCTTACATCCATAAAGAAGAGAGTAAATGTTTTCAATATCCTCAAACCGTTCGTTATAATCAAAATATTTCATTACATACTTATTTGTCAAGAATCTTGTCTTGTAATCATTAATATCAAAATATTCATTTAGTTGATATCTACCACTCAACTTAAATACTCTTGTTACATCATTAAAGACATTATGTTCTCTCATATGATTCAAAACAATCTCTAAACATCTACACTCCAGCATAGACTTTACAAATGTAAATTTGTTTGGATCTCTATGAAGATTTTCATAGAGAGATTTCATATATGGGTCATCACCACATTCAATAAACAAATCAGATTGTTCTGTGAACTTATCTTTATATTCCTGTTTGATTGGAGTTTCTGATGCCTCGTAGATTAAAATATAAGCATCAGGGACTTTATCTTTGATAGATTGAAGTGTATCTAATGTCTGTTGAAATCTTTCTTCTGCATTAAAAGCACTTAAATCATCTTCTTTAAAATGATTGATTGCAGATCCAACTAAAAACAAAAACTTATAATCCATAAAAACACGATGAATGATGCGGAATAATCTTTTGATTATCTAGTATATTATTTACACGAGTTACCCAAAGGTCTGGAATGGAGTCTTTAAACTTACTAATTCTGAAATAATGCCAAGTTGCAGGATATAAAGTTCCAGTTCCATACATCCCATATCCAGAAAGTTTATATTCTTCAGGTCCATCATACCCAACTGGATACATTAACTGATAGGGCATTCCAATTTGATCTGCTCTTAATGTGAGAAGTTGTGCAGTATCTATTTGAATTTGATTCTGTATAAACCAAGAAAAGTCTGGATTTCCCAAATTATTCCAAGCATCTTTGGTTACAATTAAACAAGAAGCAGCAGCATAGATATGATTTCTCATAGAGGTGTGAGAAATGTTTTGAGCATTTCCAACAAAAGATTTATTTTTTACTGCCCAATCGTATGCCTTTTGAATTAACTCTTTATTATGTGGAAGACAATCAATGTCTAAAAAGCAAGCAACTTCTTCCTGCTCCATTATAGAAGTCATAAAATTTCCATGGGCAGTATAAAGAGAATCATAATCAGTAATTGAGTCATGAATGTGATAAGTCACATCAATACCAATATGATCGCATACTTTTTTATGATCTGCAATCAACTGCTCTGAAAGATTTTTTGTGTAAAAAGTATGAAATCTCATAAGTAATCTGTGTTAAAACTAATAATAATTCTTTCTTCCGTTTCTTCTTCGGTATAATGAACTAAATCACTTGAGAAGATTACTAACAACCCAGGATAAGGTTTGATTGATGTATCTGGAAAAATGAGTGGAGTTGCACCAGAAATATAAAATGCTCCACTTACAACACTCTCTTCGTGTTTATGTGCTTTGAGTTTATTTCCTGGTTGTGAAATATTGAACCAACTATTGATAAACTTTAATGGTGGAATCTCATACTTATTGCAATATAGTCTAACATATTGTTTAAGAACATTTCTTAATCCAGACAGTTCTGGATACATCAAAACAGGCATTCCATGATTATAAGTGGAAACACCTTTTGTTACAAGTCCGTGAGAAGAAGTTTCTATTTCAAGAAGTTTACTCTTGATAGTATTTAAATTAAGAAATGAAAGATTATACTCTTCTATCATTCATAAACTCCCAAAACTCTTTGATGGGTGCATCCCAAGTTCTTGGTTTCTTTTGACGGAACAGATGAACATTATCTCCATACCACATACACTTTCCTGTAGATGAAGTCCAAACATAATATTCCATAATAGGAATAAAGACACAGACTTCTTTACCTAATGATGCTGCAACATGAGCCACAAAACTGCAGGAAGTTACAACCAAATCAAGGTTCTGAATAATAGAAAATGTATCAGCATACTCTCTATTAGGAACTGATAGAGACTGTTTGATTTCTGGATATTCATCAGCATCTTTATTATCAGTATAAGTTTGAAGTGAATATAATGAATATCCTTTATTTCCCAGAACACTCATATAATCTTTGAGTTCTACTGAACGAAAAGAATTCTGTTCAAATCCAGAACTGGATGCCCAGAACATTCCAATCTTATATCCATTATCTTCTTTCATCCATTCCCATTTTTTATCATACTTTGGGAGTGTTTGGAGATAAGGATCTCTTCCCATATCTTTGATTTCCAAATTGAGATAATAAGGAAGTGCCAGACCATAAACCCAGCAGGCATCTTTTGGAAACTCTGGTTTATCATAAATGCAAACAGCATCATAACCATTATAGTTGAAAAGTTCTACAAGTTCTCTGCGAGTGGAACTCCAAATCGGTTTCATTCCCAAGTCTTTAAGATGTTTCATAAACCGAATATGAACTACCTCATCACCAGCACCACATTGATTATCAATAATAATCGTTCTTCCTGGTGTAATAGTACCATCCCACTTTTCAAACTCTGGGAGTTTTTGATTCTTATATGCTTCTACTTCTCCTGCTTTGAGAAAGTGTTGAAGTCCAGTATGAATATCATCTTTACGGAAATAATGTCCCGATAAATTATGATATGCCTTTCTTTCAATCTCTTCTGGTAGTTTCTTTTGAAGAAGATTGAAGAGAAGTTTTTCGGATTTCTCTTTCTGGTTCAGTGCAGAATATGCAAAGGTTTCTTCCAAAAGAAGTTCAGCATCTTGAGGATTTTGTTTTTTCAGTTTTTCAATTTGAGTAATAGATTTCTCTGGATGATTTGACTGATTATAAGCATTAATCAAGTTCTTGGAAGTTGTATATTTTTCTTCCTTTGTTTGAGATAATCTAAGTGCCTTTTCACCATACTCAATTGCTTTAGAAAAGTTCTTGAGTTCAAAGAAAATTTTTGCAACTTCATCATATTGTTGAAATATTTCTGCTCTTTTTCCAAAAGCATCCAAAAGTTCAAAAGTAAGTTGTTGTTCTTTAAAGGAATACAGTGTCTTTGCAACTAGTTCAAGTGGGTTCATATTTTTGGGTATGATATAGGAGTATTATATCATATATTAAATACCTTGTAAATCATCCGAAGTTTTGATTGCTGTAAAAATTCCAGGTCCACTATAAAATCTCAAAAATCCTAAAGTTTTCCAATTAGTTCCTCCTGCAAATGTTGTGACTGGAGTTAATGCACTCGTCCCGTTTACATTATTACCTAACACTCCAAATGAACCATCTCCCCAAACCCACAAAGTTCCATCAGTTTTGGTTGCTGCAGTATTATTATTTCCACTAGCAATTTGTTTCCAATTGGTTCCACCAGCAAATGTTGTGACTGGAGTGGACCTATCTGAACCATTATTAGTCCCAAGTCTACCACTAGATCCTCGTCCCCAGGTCCATAATGTTCCATCAGTTTTGATTGCTGCAGTATGATACTGCCCACAAGAAACTTGTTTCCAATTTGTCCCTCCTGCAAATGTTGTGACTGGAGTTGATCTAGATCTAGTTGTATTGTCACCTATTTGGGCCCAATTATTATACCCCCAAGTCCATAAAGTTCCATCAGTTTTAATTGCTGCAGTATGATACTGCCCGCAAGAAACTTGTTTCCAATTGGTTCCACCAGCAAATGTTGTGACTGGAGTAGGTCTATTTCCTGTCGCATTAGTACCTAATTGTCCAGCCTCTTCTGAAAAAGTTCCAAGACTATATCCCCAAGTCCATAAAGTTCCATCGGTTTTAACTGCTGCAACATGAGCATATCCAGAATCAACTTGTTTCCAATTGGTTCCTCCCGCAAATGTTGGGATTGGACTATTTCTATTTGTGGTATCATTAGATCCTAATGAATTTCTTCCATTAAATCCCCAACCCCATAAAGTTCCATCAGTTTTAACAGCAACAGCATACAGATATCCATTAGCAACTTGTTTCCAGTTGGTTCCTCCAGCAAATGTTGTGACTGGAGTAGACCTATCGGTTGTTGCATTATTCCCAAGATTTCCTAATAATCCCCAACCCCAAGTCCATAAGGTCCCATCATTTTTTATCGCATACCTACCGGAACATTGTTTCCAGTTAGCACCACCTGCAAATGTTGTAACTGGTGTTGATCTTGAGATATTATCATTTGTTCCCAGATCTCCATTATTAGTATAACCCCAAGTCCACAACTCTGGAGTAATTAACTGGTTTCCAATCTGCGGATAAACAGATAGCAAGTAATCTTTAGGAATCCAGGAAACAACATCTCCTAAATCTCTACCGTCAGAAAGTTTAAAATTGAAAGTTGGCATGTTACTAAATTGTAGGAATCTCTAAATCTAGAGCATTTTTTAAAGATGGAGCAATCTCTACATTATAAACATCATCAATTGTTTCACATGAATCAATTTCTTGAAGTTTTGCTAGTTCCCAATCATATGCTTCCTGAACAACCTTATCAATTTCTCCAATAATATACTGAAGATTTTCTTTAGTGACTTCTAACCAAGTATTTCCAAATTTATAATTATGAGATTGTGGTTCTGAAGCTACTTTACTTGCTAATATTAATCTCTCTTCTCTTGTTGTAGGCACTTCAACTTCAGTATCATTAATTGTAACTTTAATAATAGTATTTTCTTTTTGTTTTCTAGTTGGTACGATTTCCTGCTTACGAATATTTTTTACTTCCTCTAATGTTTTATCTGAAATTGGATAAGTAAATACCACTTCTACTGCAAGATCATCCTCAATATCTTCAACGATTTCCCAATTAAAATTTCCAACATTATGATACTTTGGATCATGTTCAGGTACAACTTTTCTAGCTAGAACTAGATGAGTAAGTCCATCAGAAAAATGAATGGGAACTTGACTATAACTTTGAGATGTTACCCTATCATCTAATTCTAGTTCTTCCAAATCAGAATTAATCATACGGACATTGAATCCGATGGGACCAAGCAATAATTGATTGTCGTGTATAAGTGCAAATTCCATAATTCTTTTTTTTTTTTAAATATTTATAGTATTAATTTAGTTATCATCGCGACCACCTGGTGGCGGTGGTGGAGGTGGTGGAGGAGCAGGTGGTGTAACAATAGGTGCAGCAGGATCGAAGATATCTATTTGTTCACCAGAAGTTACTGCAATAGTATGAAATCTTCCACAAGAAACTTGTTTCCAGTTGGTTCCTCCAGCAAATGTTGTAACTGGAGTGGATCTATCAGATGGAGTCGTAGAACCTTGAGCTAATAATCCATAACCATAAACATCATAACCCCAAGTCCATAAGGTTCCATCAGTTTTGATTGCTGCCGTATGTGACCATCCAGCACTTACTTGTTTCCAATTGTTTCCTCCAGCAAATGTTGTGATTGGAGTGGATCTAGTTGATATTGATACATTATCCCCTAATCGTCCATTACCCCCAGCGCCCCAAATCCATAGGGTTCCATCAGTTTTGATTGCTGTAGTATGTAAATATCCGCAAGAAACTTGCTTCCAGTTGGTTCCTCCTGCGAATGTTGTGACTGGAGTGGATCTATCGGTTGTTGTATTGATACCTAATTGTCCAAAAGTATTAACTCCCCAAGTCCATAAAGTTCCATCGGTTTTTATTGCAGCCGTAAAACCGCTTCCGCACGAAACTTGTCTCCAGTTAGTCCCTCCTCCAAATATTGTGACTGGAGTGCATCTAGTAGCTGCATCATTAACTCCCAACATTGCATTAAAATTATCTCCCCAAACCCATAGGGTTCCATCAGTTTTGATTGCTGCCATAGAACTAGCATTAGTACCTAAAGAATATGGTCTTCTTGCAATATCAACTTGTTTCCAGTTGGTTCCACCTGAAAATGTTGTAACTGGAGTACATACATTAGTACCAGTTCTGTTTATTCCTAGTTGGGTAGATGTACCCCAAACCCACAAAGTTCCATCAGTTTTAACTGCTGCCGTACACTCATTTTCCGCAGAAGCTTGTTTCCAGTCGGTTCCTCCTAAAAAGGTTGTTACTGGAGTGATTCTACTAGCAGATGGAAAATTGAATGTACCCAAATTTCCAAAACTCTGAGAACCCCAACCCCATAAAGTTCCATCAGTTTTAATTGCTATAGAACCGCCATATCCTTGTCCCACCGCAATAGACTTCCAGTTGGTTCCTCCTGCAAATGTTGTGACCGGAACATATCTAGTAGTTGTAGTATTATCTCCTAGTGGTCCACTAGAATTATAACCCCAACCAAATAACTTATCACCAACATACTGGTCAATCAACCAATGTTCAGTAACAAAATAATTAGTGGTTTCTAAGTCTCCTTCTGGAGACATAAACTGATTAGGCATACTACCGTATACGATTGATTATAATAAACTGTTTTATTTCTTTGATTATTTATACAAATCCTTAAAGTAAACTATAAGGAATTGATGGAAAATTCACACGAACCCAAGAGATTATAGTTTCAATTTCAATATTAACATCACAATCATTACCAATAATACCAAAGGAAGAATCTATAGGTTTTTTATCCTTTGTGTCTGGAATAATATCACTCAAAGGAACTTCTATTCCAGGTTTAAACCCGACTTCTTTTACATAAAATTCTGCAATAGAAAAATCTTCAACTTTAGGAGCATTGAAGTGCTCACAAACATTATTCATTATCTCTTTTTTGTTTGCAAAAAAATCATTCGACTTAATCCACATAACATCTTCAACTTCCATCAGATATAATATTCTGCTCACCCACATTGCTGTAATTTTTTTGATACCAGTCTCTAATGAATGTTTTTTAACCAAAGGGTGCAAACATTCATTACCATACCAATCAACTTGAGAAACTATTTTGTCAATTCTTTTCTTCTCTAATGACAAAATTTTAACTAGATGTTGTTTTAAATTGCGGTACAAAAATACTTTTTTTCCAGGATAATAATTAGAAAAGAAGCAATATATGCTTGGAAATTTAATTATACAATCAGATCTTTCGTCCAAGATTTTAGACAATTCTTTTTTAGATAATGTAGGCAACCAAGGAGGTTCAGAATAAACTTCTGAAGAAAATCTCAACAGAGTAGACATCAATGTTGAACCACAATGCGAAGTGTGATAAATTTGACAGATATTACTCATTCTTCAGAATCCCATTCTTTTATTTTCCATTTATTCGAAAGTTCTGGATACATTGGTGAAGGAGTCATACCAATAAAATATGTAATGGCATACCTACCAAAATTATTACTATAATCTTCTTTCCCAATATTCACTTTTTTAACTGAATGCTTCACATATGCTGGAGTAAGAATCAGAGTATTGTGTTCGCATTTAAAATGATAGTTTCCATATTGAGGGAAATATAATTCTCCTCCTGTATATTTTTTCGGTTGTTTATTGAAATAAGTAAATATTGCGTAACTACTTCTATAATCAGTATGTGGTTTGTAATATTCTCCATCTGCATAGTATCTTGCTTTTACTAGGCAGTGAGCATTTTCTAAATCTGATAAACTTAAAAATTGAGGAAATCTGTTCACAAAAGAATTGAAAAACTGAGGATCAAACTTTTTTTTAAATAATTTGAAAATATTTGAATAAGGTTTCTCATCATAAAAGTCGTTTAATCGTATTGCTTTATGATTTGTGAGAAAAACTAATCTATCATCTTTATATGCAGATGCTCCATGAACATTTCCGGGAGGTAAAAACTTTTGCTCTTCTGTTATTGAATCAAGTACTTCCCAAATTAGTTTTAACTCTTCCTCATCATAAAAGTTTTCAGCAATTAGATGTGGAAATGGATCACCCAATATTGTGATTTTTTTATCCATTGAAGGAAACCAATTAAAAATTATTTATACCAACCTACTAATACTTCTCTTTCTCCAGTTATGAGTTTAGTTGCTCTATGAGTTAAATCTGAAGGAAAAACAACATAATCACCAATATCTAATTTTTTTGAAAAAATTTCATCATTATATTTGATTTCTAACTTACAACCTTTGTAATTAATTTTGGGAGTTAAACAATAAACTATGGTAATCAGTCTTTTTAAATCTGGATTAGAATTATCTAAAACATCAGTGTGCCAATCATAATGGTGATTGTAATGATAATAATATGTATACTGTATATTACATTGCCATTCAGAAAGATTTAACTTCCATTTAAGATTATTAGCAGAATTTAAAAGATCAGTCAGAACTTCATTTACAATATTGCTTTTTTTACAAGGTATCCAAGCAATATCACATGCTCTCTGATTTTTTGTAAATTTTTGTTTTGTAGTCACATCATCAGATTTAAATTTTAGATTGGAATTTTTGATGTAACTTTTCAGAGAATCAATTACATCGATATTATTTCCAACAAATATTAAATCCTCCAATTTATTCATTTAATATTTTATTATTCTCCAACTCTTCGATACGAACTTGTTGTTCTTTAATTGCTTCAATTAATACTGCAATCAATCCATCATAATTAACAGTCTTTGGATCAGTATCAGATACCAGTTCTGGAAGAACTTTTTCAACGTCTTGTACAATCACACCAATAGATGACTTTTTATTATTTATCCAATCATAATATAAGTCTTACAAGTTTATGAATCTATATTCAATAAAATTCTTATATATTCAAAATTACTACAATAAAAAATATTTATTTTAGTTCATTTTCTCTTACTAAAAAATGTTTTTCATTTTTTGAAGTCTTATAAGATACTTTAGAAGGTCGGTAAAGATTTGGCCAAGTATCACGAATTATTTCTGCTAATTTATTTGGAGTTTCTGAACTGATCACGTTATTATTGTTATACGGTGTTGTTGTTGAGATAATAGTGTTAATATCTTTGGGTCTTTTGCGGTCTTTCTTACAGAGTCATAATAATCATAGTAACCATTATGAAGAATAATCGCGTCTCTCAAAGATCCAGTTTCGTTTTGAAGTCTGCGAAGTTTGCTTGCGAGTAACCAGACTGCTACTTCATCATCATCCAGCAGTTCTCTCTTGGGAGGAAGTCCTTGTGTAATAAGTTCTTTTAGACCCAGTTGTGCGACACCAAAGGTCTTTACGTCCACTGGTTTGCGGTGAAGTATTTCCTCATACAGAACTGCTGCGATCACATTCTCTGGAATGTGAAACTGCTTACTTGCTCTCTTGATATAAGGAACCAGAGTTTGTAGCTTCTCATAACTCATCGCACGGGTCATCGGAACATTGGATACAACATTACTGATGACTGTGGGCGTGACGGTTCTATCCTTGACCCCATAGTTGCTCAGAGTCTTATTCTGACTACTGATGGGGACAAAGGATAGAAGAAAAAGAATAGCAAGTATGCTGCGTTTCATTTAAGTGCTTTGAGGTTTTCTACGAGTAGTTCAAGTTCTTGTAGGGATGCGTCATTTTTAAGAGTGTTTGCTCTATTACTTATAACCCATACATTACCTTTTATGTATCCTTTTTCTGGAATGATTTTATCCAATGAAGGACTATTTGGATGATATCCTTTCTTTGGTTGTATCTCAATAGGAATACCAAGCAAAGGGCAAGTTTCTGGAATGACTATATCAGTAAGTTCAAGATTAAATGGAATATCACTTTGTTTTGCTCTACTTTTTGCCCTTGTTAACATTCTATATTCAACAGACTTTGATACTGCGTTTGGGTCAAATCTTTTTTTATTAGTTTCAACTGCTCGTTCTATACGAAGACAACCACAAGATTGTGTTCTACCATTCAAAAGTCCTTCTCTTCTTGTTGAAGTTGTTTTCTTTCCACAAGAACAAGAGCATTCACATAGAATATATTTTTTATTACTATATTCTTTTATCACAGTCAACCTACCAAATGTTCTTCCAACTAATTCACCGCAAGGTATAGATTTATTATTTAATCCCATCTTCTTTAAGAACTCTATTATTATTTATATAATATCATATTTGTGGTCATTAGTCAATAAAAAGACCCCGAAGGGTCTTTGCGTTTCCACATGGTATTATATTTTTATCACAAGGCGTTCCCGCGTGGTAATACCTCTTCGGGTAGCACCAGATTCATATGTGGTTGGTCTACTGGAGCCATCCAAGCACGAATTCCCTCATTCAATAATATGTTCTTTGTTACAAAGGTTTCAAATTCCGGGTCTTCAGCAGCACGAATCTCCTGACTTACAAAATCATAAGCTCTCAAGTTCAAACCCAAACCAATGATTCCAATGGAACTTGTCCAGAGTCCCATGACGGGAACAAAGAGCATAAAGAAATGAAGCCACCTCTTGTTGCTAAAAGCGATACCAAAAATCTGAGACCAGAAACGATTCGCCGTGACCATAGAATACGTCTCTTCCTCTTGAGTCGGTTCAAATGCTTTGAAAGTGTTTGCTTGGTCACTGTCTTCAAATAATGTATTTTCAACTGTTGCTCCGTGAATTGCACAGAGTAATGCTCCACCTAGTATACCAGCAACTCCCATCATATGAAAGGGGTTGAGCGTCCAGTTATGAAAACCTTGAAGGAATAAGAGGAACCTAAAAATCGCTGCAACACCAAAGGAAGGTGCGAAGAACCAACTGGACTGACCCAGTGGATACATCAGGAACACAGAAACGAATACAGCAATAGGACCAGAGAAAGCAATAGCGTTATAAGGACGGATGCCTACAAGTCTTGCAATCTCAAACTGACGAAGCATAAACCCTATAACAAACGTTGTGCCAGTAAGCCAGCCACCAAGGGCAAGATAAGCAGTGGGAAAAAGTAGTAATCCAGACCAACCCACAAATACAAAGCGATCTCGTTTAAGCCAGTCATCCAGGACATCAAACCATCCTCGTTGTTGAATAGGTTGTGAAAGTGTTGAAGAAGTCATAACCTCCTTAGTTATTTCTCATATTTAGTTTACAATACTTTATAAAAGAAGTCAATGAAAATTTTTACTTACCCCAGACTATATAATGATGAGTTTAAAGGAGTAAAAATGATCACACTCAAAGACTTCTTTTCAAAACTCAGACTTGGATGGTTATTTGTATTTGCATCATTTAAATTGTGGTGCGATCATATACAAAATAAATCTTCGTTTGACTTTTGGACAGATGGATTCTATCACTTCGATAACGGACCAGAAGAACTTGAATTAACTTGGAGTAATTATGAAATCGCTATGAAACATCAAAAGAAACCAAGAGGTAGAAGAAAACCAAAGTATCCAAATACTATGGCAGGTTTCTTGAAGTGGCAAGAAGAACGAAAAAGTGTTCATCTTAAGACAAAATAAATTTACTAAATATTGATAAGAGGAGCAATCCTCTTCATTAGAGACCCGATGTATTACTAAAAGATTCCAGCAATGGTTCCTTTATTAATGCCTCACCTCTAATTGGGTAATACAATCCAATTCTGAAGTGTAATAATCCCAGAGGACTCTTCTACAGTCTTCTGTGGACTCGACTCTTCTGGCATTATGTCAGGGAAGATCTGGATTGTATTGCTCTACAAACTAACCTTTCTTTCCTTTAAGGAGAAACAAAAAAATGGCAGATCAAGTATATATGCCCGATCCTTGGGCAGCACTTGCAGCACAGCACTCAGACATTCGTAGAGAAGGTTCTGTAGAGCGTGGAGAAATCCGTTACGATGTTGCTACTCGTGCATCAGATGTTCGTCAAGCAGTTCTCACTGGCGATTCTGACATTCGTAGAGAGCAAGCATTAGGTTTCGGTGATGTCAAGTATGCTATTGCTGCTTCTTCAGAAGACACCAACCGTGATGTTTTAGTCACTGGTCATAACAACCAAGTTAAAATTGATGAAGCTGCTGACAAGATTCAGCAACGTGCTGCTGACTTCTATATTGCTTCTCAAGCAAGAGACTTTGATAATTCCCGTGACCTTGCTGCTCTGAAAGCTTTCACAGATATGTCATCTCAGAAGTTATCTTCTGAAATTCTTCTTGCCACTGAGAAGACCGCTGCTGCTAATGCCCTTGCAACAGAAAAAGTTGCTACTGCTGTAGCACTTGGTCAGCATCAACTCAGCAGAGAAATTGCTGAGAGCAAGTATGACACCAGCAAGCAAATTGCTTACGAAAATGAGAAGACTAGAGACCTCATCAATTCTCTCAAGAATGATGAACTCAATCGTCTTCTGATTGAGCGTAACACAGACCTTCAAGGTTGCCGTTCAGATTACTGGGGCGTCAGAGATGGTCTGTTCAACAACCAGTTTGCTGCCCTGTCCTCACAAGTTAATTCACAACTCAACGCTCTGAATAGTCAGATTGCTGAGACCCGTCAGGGTATGGTTAACTTTGGAACCATGGCAGGTGTAGGTCAGTCCTCCACCAGCAACGCTGTTCGCTGATTTAGTTCAGTAGTTATCTAAAGGGGGATATAACTCCCCCTCTTTTTTTAAGGAGACTAACTATGGACTCAGCAGAAAGAAGACTTATTGATCTTTATAATCTTCTTGCACAATATCAAAGAAATAACGATCCAAATGTTCTTGGAAACATTCAGTCGATTCGTGCCGAAATAACAGAGATACTGAATACTCGTGACGGTGGCACTAACAATATCAATGTAGTTATAGACGGCGATGATTGTCCCGATGAATGCCCTCCGGGTCCTCCGGGACCACCAGGACCGCAAGGACCACCAGGACCGCAAGGACCACCAGGACCTCAAGGGGAACCGGGAGTGTGTACCTGTAAGTGCAAAAGCGTCCTGGTTTCATCTGATTATACTGCTACTTGCGATGATTACTATATCGGTGTCAACAGTGACGAACCTGTTACTATTTCATTACCTGAGAACTGCATCGACTGCTGTGAAATCATCGTGAAAGCAGAGATGGGTCCACCATTAGGAAATCGTAAGGTCACCGTTACTACCACTGACGGTAGTTATATTGATGGTGCCGACAAATACGTTATGGAAGTACCTTACCAATCGGTAAACATATTCTGTCGCGGTGGAGATTGGCACATCATCTAACGGAGTAAACAATGGCATACTTAGCCCAACCTACATCAAAAACAGATTATGGAGTGGTTGGAATTGGTAGTTTCATTAATGTGCTCGATGGATTTATTTCTATAGCACAAGATGTTTCACCAAATGCTTCGGTATCATTTAATCAAGTTAGCGTCGGAGAAAGTGCGGTTGTCACTTCTGTTAATCCAGTTGCTGGACTTGGTGTTTCGATTACAAACTTAGTTTCAACTGGTAATACAGTTGGATTTGCAGTTTCAAACACAGGAGTTCTTTCAATTGTTGCTGGAGCTGGTATTAGTGTTAGTAACTCTACTGGTTATATTACTATTTCTGCTTCTGGTGCAGATTTAATTGCAACTATAGGAGTTACTGGTTCTTATACAGCAACTGCTAACGATGAATATATTGGAGTTTTTAGTGCTTCTGCAGTCACGATTACATTACCTACTGGTGTGACTGGAAGAGTTTATACAATCAAAGATGAATATGGACAAGGTTCTGGAAAGATCACTATTCAACCATCAGGACTTGAAAAAATTGATAATGCAAACAATTATATTATATCAGTACCTAATCAGTCAGTATCTATAGTATTTCGTGGCGGACAATGGAGAATTATCTAATTTAGAACAATGAACTTTAATATCAAACCATCTCTACCCGATGTAAGAGATTACATCTATCAATCAGATAATAGCGCAGTTCTACGAGAATTTGTAGATCTTCGTGAGTGGGATACGATTGTGGAATCACAAGGAACATTGGGTAGTTGCAGTTCTAATGCGTTAACAAATGCATATGAAATGAAGGTAAGGCAAAATTATCCAGAATACTTCATACATCTCAGTAGATTATTCATTTATTATAACACTCGCGCTGAGTATGAAAGTATTTCAGAAGATAATGGAATTTATTTAAGAGATGGTCTGAAATCATTATCCAAGTTTGGAGTTTGTTCTGAAGATCTATGGCCTTATGACGTAGAAAAGTTTGATGATAAACCAACAGATGAATGCTATGAAGATGCCAAGAAAAGAAAGGTTCTTAAGTATCAAAAACTTATTAGCACTTATTACATTACTGAAGTGCTGAATAACAACAAACCTGTTGTATTTGGAATGGAAATTTATGATAGTTTTATGGATCTAAATGAAAGTATTTCTACTGTATATCTTCCTTCCAGAAAGGAAAAAAGTCTTGGTGGGCACGCAATGTGTATGGTTGGTTATGATTTAGGAAAAAGATTATTCTTAGCAAAGAATAGTTTTGGAACGAGTTGGGGAGACAACGGATACTGTTGGATTCCTTTTGATTACATCAGACAGGAGGGATACGACATTTGGACTTTTGAGATAACCAACCAAACAGGAGACTCAAATGTATTATCCGAGACCTTACAATTATTCCTACTACCATAGAAGATACTATGACTATTATGACTACTATCGTTATGGGTGCTATCCTTACTATGATAGATATTGCCCTTATTATTCACATTATCCATACTATCCTTACTAAGTAGGAGATTTAAAATGTACTACAGATATCAACCATATCCATATTATAAAAGATATTACAACATTGATCCATATTATTATGGAAGATATTATAATCCATTTTATAACTATCAACAAAATATCATTGATAGTCAGATTGCAAATGTCGATCAAAGAATTGATAACTATGGAACTATGACTGATGTGATTCAGAATTCTGACATTTATCAGTCAATGACACCAGAACCAGAATCAGTAGGAATCTGCACAGCACCTGCTGAACCCCCTACCGATATTCCAATTTAATACGGAGTTTATCCACTATGGGATTTGGCATAAGCAACAAAGAACTTGCGGTCCTTGAATCTAGATTTCAAATTTATGAAGATCTATCTAAACAGATGTTGAATAAATTGGAAAAAGCCGTAGATAAGATTTCTGAAAGTAATCATACTGTTGCCATTATCCTTGAAAGACATGAAAACAGATTAGATCAAAATTCACAAGCTAATGAATTAATCATTAAAATGATTGATGAAGTACGTAATTCTGTCAATAAAAAAGTGAGTTTAGTAGAAAAAAAAATTGAAGATGTTTCTAGAATTAAATGGATGATTGTTGGTGTTGGTATAGCATCGGCAATTTTAGCAACTTCAATATCTACTCTTGCATCTGGATGGTGGACTCCAAGTGAATTAGGTTATAAAATTCAACACAAATATGTTCCTGTGGAGGAACCCAAATAAGAAAGGAGGACACAAATTCATATATTAACACCGTAGATTTATTCTATAGGTTTTTGAGTTAAAAATTCAATTACAATCGGATGTAAATCATCAGGGGGGTTTCAATGAAGTATTTAAGACCAAGACCAAGAATCATGTACATGCCAAATGTTATGTACAGAGTATATCGACCATATTTTATTGATAAAAATGGGGACATATGTTTGTGCTATCAAGAATTTGTAGAGCCCCCAGTACCTGAACCAGTTCCAGTACCTGAACCAGTTCCAGTACCTGAACCAGTTCCAGTACCTGAACCAGTTCCAGTTCCCGAACCAGTTCCTGAACCACCAGCAACTTAATGTCAAAAGAGTGGTTTTACCACTCTTTCTTTTTTAATCTTCAGTTTCCTCTATTTCAGGAACGCAATCATTGAGATAAATTTTTTCGAGTTGTTTGTTTTCTCTTGTCTCAACAAGAACCCATTCCTTTTTAATATCCAAATAACATTCCCAGATTGGAATACCTTCGGACTCCATACGACGATACTGCCTTCCCTGATAAGGAGCAAAGTATTGTCCAGTGAATTGTCGAATGACTTGCAATTTGGGATTTTTCAATTCATCTAAAGTCTTTTGAAGATTGGAAATTTGTTCTTCAATTTGTTCAATAGTTAATGACATAATATCAATGTACACAATTTACTGATTGGTCTTTTACTAATTCTATGAGGTTCCTAAAATAATCTTCAACATCATATAGTCCAGAACTTTCTCCAAAATCCCATGCCTTATAGAAACACTCATCTGCTTTGGGATGTCCCAGAACATTATATTTTTTCATTAAATCATATTTAAATTCATCCTGTAGTTTTTTTATCTCTTCATGATAATGCTTCAAGTGTGCTTGATATGAAACTTCGTCTAATACTTTTTCTTCCACACAATTCTTTGGTGGTTCAAAGTTTTCATCATGAGGACCGACTTTCATTCCTACCATTACTCCCCTTCGGTAATAGTAGGTGGTCATATACTTGTCTTTCGTCGGAACTGAAACTGAAGTCTTTTGATAATATGAAAGAGGTTTCATAAATTTTTAAGATTTAAAGTACAAGAGAAGACTGGGGGATCTTCCCCTGTTCTTCTGGGTAATTATAGCATTATACTTTATAAGATCAAGTACCCATTATAGGGTATATCAAATATGATGCAGATGTTATGTAGATGTAATGTAGATGTAATGCAGATATTATTAGATGTCTTGAACCTCACACAAAACTCAAGTAATTATTTTATCCCCAATACATCTGACCGAAAGTGAATAAGACAAACACAAGAACTGTAAAAACCATCATACCTACACCCGCCCAGATAATCCAGGATTCCATAGGATGATGTTGATTATTATGAGACATTGGTTTCGTACTGCTCAAGGTATTTAATCATACTTTCAATAATGTTTACATTATCTCCTAATAGTCCCATAGCCCTGTTACAACTATGGCAAAGAAGACCTCTAACTTTACCAGTATCGTGGCAATGATCTACAACAAATACATTAGTTCCACCACCCCTTCCAGATTTTCTACCTCCTGGCTCAGTAGTTCCGCAAGTAGCACATTTACCTTCCTGATTACTTAAAAGAATATTATATTCTTCAAGTGTAATACCATAATTATATCGTAGATTTTTATCTCTACCTTTTTCTGGAGTATAATCTTTTTGTTTTGCTTTAATGAAACAAGACTTACATTTCCCGTGATAATAGATTTTATCAGGAAACTCTTTACTCTTGAATTGAGTTGGATAATACTCTGAAAGCGGTTTGGTTTCACCGCATACGTTGCAGGTTTTCATAGTTTGATTATTTAACATTAAACTTATTATACCATAAGTTTAACTATTTAGTCAAGTGAGCACAAAAAAAAGACCTCCCGAAGGAGGTCTCAAAAACTATTGAGTTTTTATCAACCGATTGCGGGAGCAGTAAGAGCAACAGGAGTTGCTTCAGAAGCAGCGAGGTCAAGAGGGAAATTATGAGCATTTCTCTCGTGCATTACCTCCATTCCCAGTCCAGCGCGGTTTAGAACGTCAGCCCAGGTGTTAATAACTTTACCTTGTCCATCAACGATAGACTGATTAAAGTTGAAGCCATTCAAATTGAAGGCCATCGTAGAAACACCAAGAGCAGTGAACCAGATGCCTACAACGGGCCAAGCAGCGAGGAAGAAGTGCAGCGAACGGGAGTTATTAAAGGAAGCGTATTGGAAAATAAGGCGACCGAAATAACCGTGAGCAGCAACGATGTTATAAGTCTCTTCTTCTTGACCGAACTTGTAACCATAGTTCTGCGACTCGTTCTCGGTGGTTTCACGAACCAGCGAGGAAGTAACCAGAGAACCGTGCATAGCACTGAACAGAGAACCACCGAAGACACCAGCAACTCCAAGCATATGGAAGGGGTGCATCAGGATGTTGTGCTCTGCCTGGAACACAAGCATGTAGTTGAATGTACCAGAGATACCCAGAGGCATCGCATCAGAGAAAGAACCTTGACCGAAAGGATAGACGAGGAACACTGCGCTTGCAGCAGCAACAGGTGCGCTGTAAGCAACGCAGATCCAAGGACGCATACCCAGGCGGTAGGAGAGTTCCCACTCACGTCCCATATAGGCATAGATGCCGATGAGGAAGTGGAATACAACAAGTTGGAAAGGACCACCGTTGTAGAGCCACTCATCCAGGGAAGCAGCTTCCCAGATGGGGTAAAAGTGCAGTCCAATAGCATTGGACGAAGGAATAACAGCACCAGAGATGATGTTGTTTCCGTACATCAGAGAACCAGCAACAGGTTCACGGATGCCATCAATGTCCACTGGGGGAGCACCGATGAATGCGATAATGAAGCAAGTAGTTGCAGCAAGCAAGCAGGGGATCATCAGAACGCCGAACCAACCCACATAGAGGCGGTTGTCGGTGCTGGTGATCCAGCTGCAGAATTGTTCCCAAGTATTCGATTTTTGTTGACGTGAAATTGTAGCAGTCATTTTGTTAAGAGTGTTAGATAAGAGTTCGGGGGGACGAACTGGTATCGTTATGCTCCGCACCACCCTCCAGTGCGGATATGAGAGACGTATTTACCCTCCCATAGGTCTCGGTTAACGGGAGCACAAGTGTTAAGAGATTGTTGTAATCCTTAACCTGTTGTTGTATTTATCATATCAGTGTCGGGATATCCTGTCAAGCCCTTACACCCTTCCAGATTCACCTCACTGCAATGTACTCACTATTACTTAAAGCAGTAACTCCTTCAAATACAGCAATCAATTCATCAGATCTGAAACCACTAGTCTCTATCCTTCCCGTCCTGTTGACATCCCAATACAACGAAAGATTTCCATTAACAACCTCAGAAAGATATCCGCCTAATCCAGATTTTACTTGGATTTTGTCCTCTCCAACTTTAAAGTCTTTGATGAGAGCATAATCAAATCTTCCTAAGGAATTACTTACTCCATCATTATAAAATATACCACGACTGTCACCAAGAACAAATACATCAGTATCAGAACCTCCTATCAATACATCAATTTGACCAGAACCCATTGCGGACAGCGATGTTCCAGAAGACAAAGAACCCGTGATCGTGTCCCGAAATTCGCCACCATTAATCACATCATTACCAGTGGTTCCCCATTGATATTGAATCGGTGGTGGAGTCTTAGATGTGTCTTCAATAGTAATAAGTGATTCTGTGACTTTTTTTCTAGTACTTGGATGAGAACTATCAAATAATTCAAATTTAATCACTTCATTTCCTTCTGTAATGCCATCTTTTTTAATATTAAAGTTGATTGAAGATGTTCCATTATCAGCAACAATTGCATTACCCCAGAGATTATTGATAGAATAAAAATCATTCATCTCAATCCCATTTCCAGAAATTTGCCAATACATGTCAGAACCAACCCGAAGATTAGTAGTTGCAATATCGACCTTCAGGGTCTCACCTTCTTTGACGCTAGAGGGTGCTGATAATTTAAATGTGGATACTGGAGGGGCAGGTGTCGGATAAGGTCCAGATGTAATTATTGCCGAAGGGTTAAATACCTGTGTACTCGTGATTGCAAAGGGATCTGATGTATCCGAATAATTTGGAGTTACATAATTACCCGCTTGAACTCCACCAGTAATCAATAAACCTGAAATATGTGCAGTTGCCATTGATGTTCCGCTCAACTCAGAGAGTTGATTATTCTTATAATATGAAAGGATTCCAACTCCAGGAGCAGAAAAATCAACATCATCAACACTATCATTAGAATCAATACGATCCCAATTAGACCAAAAAGGCATTCTGTTGCTGCTATCTACTGCAGAAACAGTAAAGACATTTGGATGATATCCAGTTGACACAGGAGAAAATCCATCTACATCTTTTCCATTATTTCCAGCAGAAATTGCGAATTTAATACCTTGATTAGCGCCATTAATAACAGACGAATTTAGCAATGGGTCAAAGGTCGCATTGATACTAAGATTAATAACGACCTTGCTTTTATCCAGATTGTTTTTATTAATAACATCAATCGCATAGTCAACTGCCTTTGCAGTTGTTGAACCATCACCAAAACCAGCATCATTGTTGACTTTTAGAGAAATAATCTGCGCTCCAGGTGCAACGCCGACAATTCCCCTTCCATTAACAAGAGCACCAATGGTTCCAGCAATATGAGTTCCGTGACCATTAGCATCCGTAAATGGTGATTGCCCAGAAATCCAACTCTTACTCCACTCTGCTGGAGCAAAGTTAAGATCTCCCGTTTGATCTGATACGCCAGAGTCAATCACAAACGCATAAGTATCGCTTGCAAAGTTTCCTCGTTTAGCAATGTCTTCTCCTTGCCAGACTGCGCGGACACCCCAAGGTATTACTTCACCCGATACACTAGGGGCATCAGCATAACTAAAAGAAGACGTACTAGTTTTTGATCGTTGTTTGGTTGATTTAAAATTAAATTTTCCAAAAAACTTTTTACTATCAAATTTCCTATAAGATTTGGAAAATAGCATAATATAAAACGAAGTTAATTTCGGGAGTAACCCCCAAGATTTTAACCTAAAATCACTTACCTGTCAAGTGGTTCAGAGGTTCCAGTGTGCAGTCATATAAGATTCCACACCCCCAATTTCAGAAGAGTTGATAGCTCTTGTAAACATAATAATTTCCGCAATATCACCACTAAAAAATCCAGAATTACCCAGAGTACCTACCCCAACATAAAAAGTAGATGCAGATGCACTAGTAATACTATTTGCAATACCAGTATATGTTAATGTTTGAGGAATTTTGTTATATCTAAATTTAAGTCTTGCAGTATTTCCCACACCAATCCCATCAAAAATCAAACTATAAATGTTAAACCTAGAAGTATCTCCAACACCAGTAACTGTGGAAACTCCACTACAATTTCCTGCCTCAACTCTCCAATTAGTTCCATTGTGTGTAATCTGAAAACCTCCTGTATTTGTTGTACAAATAGTTCTAGCCGATACTCCAACGGTTGATGCTCTTGCTACAACAAATAATGAAAATCCACCCAAACTTTGTAACCAAGGAATAGGATTAATATCTAAACTTTCAGAAGTTCCATTGAAACGGATAACACCAAAAGTATTTCCAACACCTGCTTGGTTTGCTATCCAATTTGGTTTGACTGAGTTATTACCTGATTTATTAAGGTTGTTTCCAAATGCAGAACGGTCTTTCCACTGAGAAACATCGTCACCACTTGTCAAGTTTACATTAAAGTTTCCAGAAGCAGAAGTTCCCAAATCTGCATTATACCAAACTTGAAGGTTTGGTAGAGTATTGGGATCTACAACTATAACACCAGGTCTTTGACCTACTCTATAACTTTGCGATGCTAGACCAAACATAAGATTATCCGAATGTTACAAGTTGTCCGAAGATATTATATACACTTCCTGTATAGAAGATTGTGAATGCAATTGCATCTTTCTTGGAATTATTTCCAGTTGGGATTGATCCCCCTTGCCAATTGATTGTTTGTGAAACACCACCAATTTGAAGTGCATTTGGAACATAAGCAGTTGTACCTTGTGTAATCATCAAAGTCACATTAGTCAAACAATTTGCACTTAAATTCAAGTTGGTAAGATTTGCAGTCCAGTTTCCACTAACTGTTGAAGTAACGTAGAAAGTATTTCCAGTTGAACAATCAAGAGAAACAACTGCTGCAGATGCTATTGAAGTACTATAGGTATTATATGTTTCTTCTACTTGTTGTACCTGCAATCCTGCAGTTGTAAATACATTTCCACTAAAAGTTGTGATTCCGCTATAGTTATTATTTGAACCTAAAACAGTTACTCCACTAATTCCTTGAATTCCTTGAGTGCCTACACCATCACTTCCCTGAATTCCTTGAGTACCTTGAGTACCTTGAGCACCTGTGGTTCCTTGAGCACCTGTTATACCTTGAGCACCTGTGGTTCCTTGAGTACCTGATATTCCTTGAGTACCTGTGGTTCCTTGAGTACCTTGAATTCCTTGTGTACCTGATATTCCTTGAGTACCTTCAGTACCTTGAGCACCTGTGGTTCCTTGAGTACCTGCTGCACCTTCAGTACCTGATATTCCTTGAGTACCTGTGGTTCCTTGGGTTCCTTGAGCACCTTCAGTACCTTGAGTGCCTTGAGTACCTGTGGTTCCTTGAGTTCCTTGGATTCCTTGAGCACCTTCAGTACCTTGAGTACCTTGAATACCTGTCGTTCCTTGGGTTCCTTGAGCACCTTCAGTACCTTGAGTACCTTGAGTACCTTGAGTACCTTGAGTACCTGCTGCACCTTCAGTACCCGATATTCCTTGAGTACCTTGAATACCCGATGCTCCTTGAATTCCTTGAGTTCCTCCAGTACCTTGGATTCCTTGAATTCCTTGTGTTCCTCCTCCAGAAGCTCCAGATAATGCACTTGCTACTTCCGCAATAGTTACAATAACTGAAGGGCTAACAGGTCGAGTTGGATTACTTCCTGCTGGAAGTGTAGACAACTGCATATCCGCATCACTGGAAGACCAATAAAATTCAATATAATCTCCCGCATTTAATGACAATACAAAGTTCCAAGCAGGAATCTCTGTTTCTCCAGCACCTTGAATTGTAATTTGACTATCAGTATATGGAACATCACTTCCATTTTTAGCAATCCAAATATCAACTGTATCAGTAGATGCATTTGTTTTCTCTAATTGAAAACTAAATTGGACATTATAAACACCAGAGTTATCTACTTTAATTTTTGTCCCGTCTACAATATTGACCGCATATGATTCTGCAGTTTGACCAATCGCAACTAGATTTCTTGCAGTTGTTCCGGCACTAACTTGATTGGTAGTGTCATAAAAACTTCCATAATATCCCAAGGCACTCGATGTAGCACCCTGAATACCCTGAATACCTTGTGTTCCAGTAGTACCTTGAATACCTGTGGTTCCTTGGGTTCCTTGAGCACCTTCAGTACCTTGAGTGCCTTGAGTGCCTTGAGTACCTGTGGTTCCTTGAGTACCTTCAGTACCTTGAGTACCCGTGGTTCCTTGGGTTCCTTGAGCACCTTCAGTACCTTGAGTACCTTGAGTACCTTGAGTACCTGTGGTTCCTTGGGTTCCTTGAGCACCTTCAGTACCTTGAGTACCTTGAGTACCTGTGGTTCCTTGAGTTCCTTGGGTTCCTTGAGCACCTTCAGTACCTTGAATACCTTGAATACCTTGAGATCCTGTGGTTCCTTGAGTACCTGAAGTTCCATCAGTACCTTGAATACCTTGAGATCCTGTGGTTCCTTGAGTACCTTCAGTGCCTTGAATACCTTGAGATCCTGTGGTTCCTTGAGTACCTTCAGTGCCTTGAGTACCTACAGTTCCTTGAGTACCTTCAGTACCTTGAGTACCTTGAATGCCTTGAGATCCTGTGGTTCCTTGAGTACCTTCAGTACCTTGAGTACCTTGAATGCCTTGAGATCCTGTGGTTCCTTGAGTACCAGAACCCGTAATTCCTTGAGAACCTTGAATACCTTGAGTACCTTGAGATCCAGCAATACCTTGAGTACCAGTAGCACCATCAGTACCTTGAGTACCTTGAGTACCTTGAGTGCCATTAGAACCATCAGTACCTTGAATTCCTTGAATTCCTTGAATACCACCCCCACCACCAGAAACAGTTTCAAATACAAACTTACCTAGAGAATGGTCATACTTAAGAAACTTCCCATCATAAGAACTTGGATCGGTAGCAATACCAACAACATCATCAAGATACTTAAGTTGTGTTTCACCACCACCACCAATGGTAGCAAGCTGTTGCTGAATACGATTGATGAATAGACGATAATGCTCTTGAAGTTGTTCTAGAGTTACAAAGTTTTGATTGAGTGGTGTAAGAGAATCTGAATTCTTTGTTTCTGGGGGTTCGTTTAAAAGACCTTCAGAAATAACTTCTTTTACTAAGTCTTCAGATTCAATCTTAGAATATGTTTCTTTGATGTAATCAATTTTCTTTTCTAATCTTTCAAGATTCTCTTGTAAATTTCCAACAGGTAATTTTTCAATCTGAGAAAAAACTTCTTCTTTAAGTTGAACAATTTCTTTATGATTTTCTTGCAGATAGTTATCTACATTCTTGATATGCTGTTCATTGATAGCAACATCTGTTTTTATATCAACAAGATCTTTCCGATAGTCTTCTAAACGAGTATCAATAGAAGTTTGGATTTCAATATGTCTACTTTCAATTTCTTTTTGATACTCTTTGAACTTCTCTTCATTCAGATGCGATGATACAGAAAGTTCTTCTTTAAAAATTTCAGAAAGTTCATCAAATGCATAAGAAAGATTTTTAATTAAATTCGAATATTCTTCAAATTTTTGATTTTCCTTTAAAATTTTATTTTCTAAAACTTGAGAAAGATTATTATAAACTTTTGTAGTCTCTTTAATTTTAGACGAGTTTTCTTGAATTTGTTGATTAAGACATTCAATGTTATGGTCAACAACTTCGGCAATATTACCAAATTTAGTATCAATCTCTTCACGAATATTGATTATATTTTCTTCTATTACTTCTTGAATTTGATTAACTTTCTCGCTAACATAGAGTTCACTCTTAGTAACTTGCTTTTTATATTTTGGGATCTCATTTTCTACAATATTCCCAACAAGTTCCGCAAGATTAAAAACAGTGCTTTTAAATTCTCTTAAATCTTCTTTATTAATTCCATTAATCTGATTTTGAAAGGACTTAAAATTTTCATCAAGAATCATTAACTGAGAAAGCATTGCATTCTCAAGTTCAGTTCTGCTCAGTTTTTCAGAAAGTTGTTGAGATAATGTTTCTACTTTTTCAGAAAGTTCGTTAACTCTATCAAAGTTAATACGAAATTTATCGTAACTTTCTACAATGTCTGAAGAAACTTCTGGCGTTTCAAATACTCCAGAGATATCTTGCGAATTAAATAAATCTGATGGTTTCTTAAGTGCCACTATATTACTAATTGTTCTTTAGATTATTTATTTTACCACAATCTCCTAAATAACAATAGTGTTTATCACAAAAAAGAAAATGAAAAGACTTCTATTAGCCTTTTCGTTATTCTTCGCAATCCCAGTTAATGCTGCTGAAATCACATCAAAAATCACTGATTCCGTTCAATTGAAAGTTGATGGTGCTGCGGTTCAATCAACCCGAATTGGTGCTTCCTATTCAGCCTCAGGAACCAATATCCAAGCAACATCCTTTGGGGGTGTTGGTGGTGCTGGAACCTATGATATCAATACTCCAGGACAAGCATTTACTTTCTCCGAAAGTTTTAATGCTGCTGATACTCCCGTTACTACTCAAACAGTTACTAATGGTGTTATTGGAACACCAAATCTCTACGGAGATAGTGTGACTCAAGTTGGTGGTGAGAAAGGAACTCTTGCAGGTACTCTTTCCCCAACTGGTGTCCCAACTGTTACTGCTGGTGGTGCAGGGACAAGTGCAACTGCTCAAAGATCTATTGAGTTAAGCGTATTCAAATGAGACTTTTAACTCCCGTTTTGCTTTTAGCAACGGGAGTCATTTGTACTCCCGTTTATGCTGAAAGTGTTGTGCCTAATTTTACAAGGGGCACAATTAATGCAACCACAGAATCTACTACAAAGATTATAGAAACAATCCGCCAAGTTGAATATACAACTGGTGAATCTTATACTGTAACTGGTACGAACATCAACATTCCTGGCGTTCCTCAAAGAGGTGCTGCTTATTCGATCATGACGCAAGGTGCTCCATTCCAGTTCAGTGAAACCTATCTCGGACCTGGAGTGGCAAAAGAAACATGGATAGATCGCACCACAGAAACCCAATCAACTACTACATCAATATCTGTCTTTACGCAATAATTTCAACAGGAACTGCGTTTGCTCAAAGCACTCCTGCACCTAGTAATACAAACATTGCTGGACCAAGTGCAAGTGCTACAGGAAATGTAACTAACCAAGCCGTTCAAGTTCTTCAAGGACCATATGCACTTAATACTTATGGTAGTGGAGTAAGTTGCCAAGGAGCAACATTCTCGTTTTCTCCATTTGCTATGAGTAGCAACAATGCCAGTGACGATCCAGAATCTTTTGCATCGCGTAATGGAAATTGGGGACTTTCTGCTGGATTCAATATTCCATTAGATGGTCATCTAATGGACTTATGTAAGAAAAGAGCAGCAACTGAAATTGCTAGGCAGCAAGCAGAGACTGATAAAGCACGTTTAGATTTTGAACTGGTAAGATTATTGAAATGTGGGGAAGCATATAAAAATGGAGTTATGTTCCATCCCGATAGTCCTTACTTCAAAGTTTGTGCAGATGTTGTTGTGAAATACCCAAGAGTTGAGGATGTGGTTAATGGAACCAATACAACTAATTGATAATCCAAATCTAAGACCTATAATCGGAAATAATCCGATTAGCGTACCAAACGCAAACATCAATCGAATATCCGGTCCATCTATAATATCGACTATAGATAGGCCAAATGTTCGTAGTGTTGAACAACCTGTTGTTCGTGGATTAGAAATTCCTGTTGTTGATGTTCCAAATACTACAATTAAGTATCCAGTTATTAATGTACCAACTCAAGCAGAGTTTGATGCTGCAGTAAATGCAGAACGTCAAAAACAAGAAGCAGAAAAACAAGAGAAGACAAGGGGGTTACCAGATACTACCCCCCCTCCTCAACTGCCTCAGGTTGTTCAAACCTTCCCTATTCAAACTCCTGTACCTACTCCAGTTGCAGAAATTCCAGCAGATAAACCTCAACCAACCTTTACAGTCGGTGGAATCGATATTAATTTACCTGACCCTTCTCTTGTTGCTACGGCTGGTGCTGTCGCAGTAGTCACAACTGCTGCAACTATTGCATCAACTACAGTTCTAAATGCATTAAAGAATGCTGCCGAACCCTTAATTAAAGAGGCAACAAAAAATAAGTTTAAAATTAAAATTAAACAGGTCAAACCAGTCCTTCATTATGTAATGTCTGAAGGTGGTCACGTTGATATTTTTGAATACTCTGCAGATGGTACAAAGTTAGTTGGTCAAACTGATAGTGTAGAGCAATACATTCGTGATCAAGTTGAAATCAATTCTCTCTATGAAATTGATAACAAGATTATTATTGATGATATAATAAAAGATAAATTCACAAAAGAAGGCAAAGAAAGATTTAAACCTCTCTTTGCCCCTGCTAAAAAAATTGCTAAGAAACTATCTGCTCGTTTATCAATCTAATCCCAATTAATTTTAGATATTACCCAAGTAACTGCAATCGCAGGAAGTTGAACTACAAGATTATAAAGTATGTCGAGGAAGATATTATCTCTCTCGACCTTTTTTTGTTTAATTTCGTTTTCTTCTTCACTTTTTACTATTGTCTGTGTCATTTTTTAACACCTCTTTTTTCTTTAATTTAAAAGCAGCATCTCCTAAAAATGAACCTACAGCAAGTACAAGAACTTTTGCATATGCATCTCTACTTGTACTTTCAAGTTCTACTTGACCTTCTGTTTTAATAGCAACAGATTCTACAGCAGAAATCATAAGTGCTGCCCAGATAATAACGAACAATCTAACAATATTAAAGTATATCATTTTTGTCTCCTAGACTCCAATAAAGCAAAATCTTTTTTCTTTGTGCCGCCATCATATTCCCAAGCATATCCTTCATCAATCATCATTTGATTAACTGATTTCTTTTTATTGACTGCGGATACTTCCTTATCACCAATAAACAAATGTCCCAGAATTCTACCGTACTTTTCGGTGGAATCTGGGAGTTCTGTTTTAACGATAACGTCAGTTTGTCCTTCTAACTTTTTCTTGAGCCATTCTTTAACTTCAAGTCCGAGTTTCTTTTCATTCGCATCTGTAGTGCGTGACTCAGGAGTATCAACCCCAGCAAGGCGAATTCGCTTAGTGAGAGAAATATCAAAACCTAGATCAATAGCAGCATCTATTGTATCTCCATCTACAACTTTAAGAACAGACTTAATTCTGTAAATATAAGGATCCTTATCCATTAGAATGGTAATTTAAACTTCTCAGTATTTAGTTTTGGAATGGGTAATTTTTCAAATGCTTTGTTGACTTGATTCTCCACAACCTTACCAACAAACTCTTCTGGATTGTTGAGTATTGCTTCTGCTTTTTTATAAGTCACATAAGCACCATAACAAAGTGCTCCACTAATGAGAAGGCTTGTCGTTGATAGAATGATTGCTAAATTTTTCATCTTTCATTTCCTCGTGTGCTAATCGTAATATGTAGTAAATCACATATGCAGTAAAGATAAGACCGCATCCTAATATTGTAACAACTCCCCAGGGAAAATCCATCAATATTTACCTTCTGTACAATACTCTGCTTTTTTATTTGGATAATAAGGATACTTACCCTCTTGTGGTTTCATCCACCCACACCCAATCAACCAATCCATAGTCATTGGAGTTGGTCTAATCTGTTCCCATAGTGGACCTTTAGCACACATTTCTAACTTCTCAGCAGTTACATTTGACTGCTCTTCTGCCCAGTTAGCATCTGCTTCCCAGGGAACAGCACGACTTTGCATCATTGATTCATAAGTCAATCTAGTCTGCTTCATTACCCAAGCAGGTATTTCAGAATCCTGATGTACTTGTGCCATAAAGGATGTTTGTAACCCACCACCCATACAATCCTGAACAACGTGCCATCCTTCGTGTCTCATTGTTCCTAGAAACTCTCTGGGATCTTTCAGAAGAGTTTCATTTACAAAGAAACGGTTATAGTTTGGTTTATATAATCCCACTGTTCTCCTAGTGAAATATCTTTCCTGAGCGACATATACCGGAACATTTACACCATCAAGAGCAGTAATAATTCTTTTTAGTTCTTCTCTAAACGGATCAAAGTCCGGATTCTTTAGTAGTTCAGAATCTACCGTAAGTCTTTCCACACCCTCAGTGCATTCTAGGAGGATCATACATCCCATTGCTTCTGCACTATAAGGTTGTACTGTTGGTTGTTTTGGTTCTAATGATGCCCCTATAGCAGGAAATGCTAAAGATAAAACTAAACCAATTGAGGTGAATAACTTTTTCATTCGTTCCACCAACCTTCTTGTTTATGTATCCAGACTTTCAAATCTTTTACATACTTTCTCAAGATCTGGGCCTGTTCTTCATGCCAAAAATCACCCGTCTCCATATGAAGACGGGTGTGATTATCTATAGCTTTGAGTATTTGATGGATGGGAGCATTCCAACACTCTCGTTTAGGAGTGTTCCATTCTCTTGGCATGGGTATGTGAATGTATATATTTTATTATTATTCAAATAATCTGTCTGACACAAATCAGGTCCCACTATCATATGTCCAACAATAGTCAAAGTCATAAACTCAATCATTTTTTCTTACCACCATTCTTTGCCTTTTTAGCAGTGGCGTTACCTTGATTTTGCTTGGATTGTTTATCCCCAGCAGAACCTTTCTTACCTTTATTTGCAGACTTAGACATTATACTCCTCCTGTACGGGGCTGTACTTGACCTTCTAATACTTCAACTCTTTCTTCAAGAGTTGGTTCTGCAACAGCAACTTCTGGTGCTTCAGGTTCTGGAGTAGGTTCTGCAACTACTTCTCTGCGTGGTTCTTCTTTCTTCTCATCTTCATCACCACCCTTCTTCATTGTATTAATACCGAAAGTTGCAGCGGATGCGGTGAAAACAGTTGCAATGAAAGTGGGGTCCATTTTAGATAGAGCCCCAGCATAACTAGCAGTAAGAAGAGCAGCGGACCAACCCAAAATCGCAATACGAATAACAGTACTCATACACTTTTCTCTTTTATTTGGATTATCCATCAGTCTCTTGATGAAGTGTCTTTTATATTTAGGATTTTAGAACTTAAATTTAAGTTTTGCAGAAACTGCTGTATTGGAAACACCATCATTGATTTGATGAATTCCTTCAATAATGACCATCTCTTTATAATCAACAGAAGCAGATGCTTCAATCAATCCACTAGTCTCATAAGAACCACCAACAGTTACTCCAAATAAATCCTTTTTCTTTCCACCAAAACGGTGTGAAATATTTAGACCTACCTCACCAGAATGTGAAG